AGACAATCGCAGAAGGAACTATGGCTCCTAAGATCGCGGTTAAATCTAGATTCGACTTAGTAGACGCTGGATTCCACCCACAAACTATGTACTATGTATTGAACTTCAACTTCAACGGAGTTGATATTATCTAATCAATAGTAATCATACTGTTTGAAAAGGTCCGCTTCGGCGGACCTTTTTTTTTCTTAATATATAAAACAAAAATAACAATATGTCACAAGGAGTTTACCGCGCAGCTGTTCTTTATAATTTTAGCCAAGATAAATACATTGCAATAGATCCTGGTACCATCGGTGGTGATCCTTCAGCGGTTACTTGGACATGGGTTATTAATCCTAATGATGCGACTAAATGGGTTAATATTGTTGAGCTTCAATACTATTTAACCGATACACCAATTGGCGATCCTACCATTAACCCATATCCTTGGGAAATTCAATGGTTATACTTTGCGGCATAATTACATCTAAAATTTTTAGGCTCAAAAGATATATAAAAATAAAAATTGAGCTATGGCATTATCAAGAGCAGCCGTAATTAAAGCACTAGATGCTGGTAGATGGCTAAAAGTAGAAAACACCGAGTTAGGAGTTAGAGCCGATACTATCGATTTATCTTCTACTAAGTATGCAACTAGATACACAAATCTTAATACACTAGATGCACAGATACCTTCAACTAACTGGTATCCTAATCAGTGGGGTGATGAAAATAAAACCATGTTTGATGCAGCCTATGGGTATGAAATCAAAGATAAGTTCTTTTCTGACTCTCCTATACCAACTGATTTTGGAGGTTCTCCAACCCCAAATGTTGCAGGTGGTCAAAAATCAGGTAACGTATTAGATAGAACTGCGGTTCTCTTTTCATATGATGTTGGAGCATACATTTATGTTTATAATCCTGGTGATGCACCAGCTACTTGGATTGCTGAATTTGTAAATGATGCATGGGCAGCTACACGATTTGATAACTTAGTACAAGTAGGTACATGGCTGACTGCTACTCCATTTGGACAAGTTCCTAATGGATATGGTATTCAGCAGTATACATTTACCAAGGCTCCGGCCACGGCATTTCCATTCCAGGCAATTATCCCCAATATCGGTACCAGTTCAATTATAAGAGCATATGTTCCCTACTCAAATCAAGCTGCGGCATATCTTCTAATTGATAATCCTGGAGATCCTATTGTTGATATGACATTCCAATATGTACCAACTCCTCAACAGGGTACCAGATTCCAAGATCTTAATGACTTTAAGGATATTGTTGATCAGAGACCTGATTTCTTTGGTACAACTTTCGTAGAAGGTTGGGAAGTTCCACAGTTCTACTTTACACAAACTGAAAAAGATCCTCCAGGGGATCCTATTAGAGATTTCTTTGAAAATAATCCCTGTGGTCAAGTTAAGGAAGCAGGTAAATATCCTAATACATATGAGCAGATCTTAGCCACTGCGGCGAAATACTGTGGTGATTGGAGATCATTCTATTCCACTATGTGGTTTAAAGTATTTCAAGGTAATATGTGGGGTTGGGCAGACCCTGACTGTTTTATAAAATGGTTTGAAGGGCAAGACAAGATGGAATTCGAGAATTGGTTATATAAGCTTTGGAGTGCAACCGCATGTGGGGAAGGAGAGTTCCCTGCTGAAGGCTAAATTCAAATAAATACTAAATGAAAAAGGTTCGCTTAGGCGAACCTTTTTTTTGCTCTAGGGTCTGGAATATATAAATTACTAAAAAAATAATAAGAAATGAAAGAACTTGTCAATTTTGAACACTTCAGAATAATTAGAGAAGCCGAAATTAAATTAGAGGCTCATCTTGACCGTGTAGTTGAACAGGCGATAAATGAAGCTGCGCCTAAACCTGCACAAACTAGAGCAGGTGCCCTTTTTCAAAATCCTGTTAAATTTTTAAAGATTAAGAACAATGCAAAGAAGTACCAACAGGCGCTAGTACAAAAGGCTCTTAATAATGTAGACTATGAAAAGAAGGTACAGGCATCTGGTGGAGAAGTAGATGCAGATAAAAAGGAGGTTCTTAGACAGGCTAATGCTGCAAAGAACCAGGCACTTACCGATAAGGCCAGCGCTATTTCTGACCGTATGAATACTCTTGCAACGAGTCCAGGTTTACAGGCCGTTAAATCTCTTGCTATTTCAAAAGCTAAAGTTGCCGCTGCTGAAACTGCTCTTAAAGCTGCTGATGCCGAAGAAACTAAACAACTTAAGATTCAAATAAAGAAACTTAATGCACAAGCTGCTAAGGCAGAACAGACTATTAAGGATTATGAAAAGGCCGGAGAACCTAAAGCAGAAGAACCACAGGCTCAAGAGAAACCACAGCAGCAAGAAATGCCTAAAGTAAAGGATAATAAACCTGCAGCTGAGACTAAGCCCGAAGGTGAAACTAAACCCGAAGGTGAAACTAAACCTGCAGCTGAAACTAAGCCCGAAGGTGAAGATAATACTGAAAAGATAAACGCTATAGATGCTAAGATTGATGGTTTAAAAAATAATAAAAAGACTAAAGAAGACCAGCTTAATTCAAAAAATCATCCTGATGTTTTAGCTATTGAAAGACAAATTAAAGCGGAAGAATTAGAAAAAGCAAAATTAGGTGGTAATTCTGATGATATTGCCGCTGCACAATCTGCTCTTAATGTTGCACAAGATGATCTAAAGGCAGCCGTTGATGCTGAAAAGGAAGGTACACCGCAAAACAATTCATATGAATATGTTGGTGAATCTTTTACTGATAAATTTAGAAGATTAAGTAAAAATGTAAATGTATAAAGTTCGTAAAATAAACTTTGGATGGTATAGAAGGCGGCATGGTATTCTTTTAGAGAACCTGCCGCCTTCAAAGCAACGATTCATGGTAGAGAATGACTATCTTAAGTGGTTGGATCCAGATCCACAAACATATGAGATCATATTTAAGGTTGAGGATATGAATGATCATGAAAAAAATCCTAATAAGATTCTTTGGAATCCCTTTAGAGAAACTTTTACTACAATAAAGGAGGTTGAGGCGGACTCTAATGTTATAGATTGGAACTGTGCAATTTGTAGTACAGACATTAAGGCAAGAATGGATTCAAAGAAGATTGAGAACTTTGTATGTAATAAATGTTCTGAGGCTCATAACTCACGGAATAAAAGAGTTGATCAAAGAGTAATAGATTCATCTGTTAACTTTACTAAACACTGTAAATCTCTTCTAAAAGGTGAACAAAGGGAGTTTATAACACATATTAGAAGATCATTTAAAGGTTAATGCTTTTTCAATTGTAATCTTTGGCCAAACAGTTAATAGACTTCTAGGAGAAGCATTATAAACTTCAATACCTTTTGTTTTAAGTAGATCTGCAAGTACTCTAAATCCTGGTACAAACTGATCTCTATAAATATCATCACCAGTTACAGGTACTGGGTATCCATCATGATGATGTCCTCTTCTTCCATCATTACCCATATCATATCCTAATAAAATAATTCTTTTTGCTCCTAAATGATATGCAAGATTAATTGCAGCATAACCACTATTATTTCCATGAGAAAGAGTATCTTTTGATTCTTCTAAACCAAATTTATTTCCTCTTCTTAAAATCTTAATATCTCCTACATATGATGGATGATCTCTTATAGTATATTTAGGCCCTTTGAAATTATCAATTTCATTTTTCATCCATGAATATACACGTGAGTCTGTCCAATAAAGTATGTTAGCCTGAGGAAAAGATAATAGAGATTTATTAATTGCAATAGTTTTTTTACCATAGAGAGCATTCCAATTAAAGTCCATAAGTGATGGACCTCCACCAATAATAAAAACAGTTTCTCCTGCCAAGATAGGATCAACTTTACTTATTGGTCTTTTTGTAGCTTCTCCTGTTGTAGTAATGCTAAGATTTCTTCTCTGTACGATTGGTACATTATCATTACTTATAGTTATTCTACCTATCCTATCATCAGAAGATCCCTTTTTTACCACGGTTGGTGGTAATCCTTTATTCTCTTTAATTACCGGGACTCTTCTATCATTCCCTAGTATTTTTCGTACTCTTCTTATCAATGTCTTATTTGATTTTTTTATTTATCTCTAGTAAAACTATCCTTTTAGATTGCATATAAAAATAAACTATATCTTATTATGAGAAATGTACAGAATATTCTTTTAACTGAAAAGTATCGGCCACAAAACCTAGATGATCTTATTACCCCCAAGAGAGTAGGTGATAAGTTATCTAAGGGTGTTTATCAACATCTTCTTTTACATGGTAGTCCAGGTACAGGAAAAACGTCTGCTGCTAAAGCTTTAGTGAAACATTTTAAGCATCCATATCTTTACATTAATGCATCAACTGATACATCTGTTGATATTGTAAGAAATAGAATTACTGACTTCTGTGCAAATCGTTCAATTATGGATGAACCTGGTAAACTTAAGGTTATTATCCTAGATGAGATTGATGGAGTATCTGATCAATTCTTTAAAGCACTTCGTGCTACTATGGATCAATTTGCATCTAATGCTAGATTTATTGCAACATGTAATTACATCAATAAAGTCCCAGATCCAATTCAGTCAAGATTTGAAATGATTGATTTTGATTTTACTAAGGAAGAGGAAACCGAAATCATGAAAGGTTACATAATGAGAATACTTCAAATCTGTAAAGAAGAAGGAATTGGAATTGATAAACATGCAGCCGTTGAATTAGTAAAAAGAAAATTTCCGGATCTTCGTAATATGCTTAATCAATTACAAGGATTTAAGTCTCAAGGTAAGGAAACTATTACCGTTGAAGATATCAAAAAATTTAGTTCGGTTTATAAAGATGTTTATGATCTGATTATTGATAATACTGACCCGGTAAAAAATTACCAATATATGTTATCAAATTATGCAAACAGGGTAGATGATGTACTTTCTTCCCTAGGTGCTGAATTTATTGAATACATACAACAGGAAAGGCCTTCTTATATTCAATTCATACCACAAACTATTGTAACGGTTTCAAAGTATCAATCGCAAAGACAACTTGTAATTGATCCTGCTGTATCAATGCTCGCTTGTATTTATGAATTGCAATCAATATTAAATGGTGCATAATATGTCAGACAATTTTCTAAATGAATTAATTAAAAGATATCCTAATCATTTTGCATTAGGTGAAGCAGTAAAAAGATTTTGGGAGTTTAAGAGAGAAAGACCTAATCAATCGCAAGAACAGATTGAAGAAGAGTTTTTTATTATAAACTTTCAGTTTAATCCTTGACCTGTTATTATTAAATAAATTACTATAATAGATGAAAAAAACAGGTAGACACACATTTGTTGTGGATGGAAATTATTTTCTGTTCAGAACATTATATGTCTTGCCTCGTCTAGGTAAGTCTAAAGAATTACTAGGTTCTTCCGAAGAGTCGCAATCCTTTATGACAAAGCTCGCAACTGACTTTGCATATCAGGTTAGATTATTTGAAGGTCTTATTGATAAAATTGTATGGACGGTAGATTCACGTTCATGGCGTAAAGACTTTTACCCAGAGGCAGACTATAAAGGAAATCGTAAACAGGATTCCACTATTAACTGGGAAAACTTTTCTAAAGTATCAGAAGACTTTATTGCTCTCTTGGTTCGTCAGGGTGTTATTGTTTCCAAAATTGATGGTGCTGAAGGTGATGATTTAATGTATGCATGGAATACAGAATCATTGGCTAATAACAAATCAGTAATTATGTTTACTGGTGACCGTGATCTTGTTCAATTGGTTTGTAAAAATCAAGATACACATACTATCTTATTTTCACCAGCACATAAAAAACTTTATACATATCAAGGATTTTCTGAATGGATGAATTCTGAACAAGAAGAAACTTCATCTGATATTTTTGATCTTATGAAGGTTTCTGTTTCTCCGGAAAACCAGGCAAAGAAATTATTACAGGTTTTGGTAAAAAAGAAAAAGGTCGATATCATAGAGGTTGATCCGGAGGAGTTTCGTTTTAGAAAGGTTCTTACTGGTGACGCCGGTGATAATGTTACACCTGCGTATTGGTATGTATCTAAGGATCGTCGTTATGGAATTAGTGAAAAGAAAGCAGAGGAGATTGTTTCTGAATTCAAATTAAAACATGGTGTACTTTCACATATGTATCTTTATAATGATGAGCTTATTACCGATCTTGCCAATATCACTATTAGGGTTATGAAGGCTAAACATATGAGCAGAGAACAGATCATCTCCAATATTAAGTCTAATGTAAATCTTATGGTTCTTTCTGCTGAGTCAATACCAGAAGGTATCCTAGACGAAATGTTTCGCTCTATAGAATCAAAAATTAATCTTAATGTTTTAAAGATTAATGGAGTTTCTTCAATGAAAGCTATCTTAGAAAACAGTTCATATAAAACAGAAGATACTTCAATCGCAGTTTCATCAAAGATCTTTAAGGACGATGAAGATGACTCTGACTTTTCATTTATAACAGATCGTAAACAAAAAGGAAAGATTTTTTAATATGACACCAAGAATGGAAAAGAAAATAGAAGAGGCAATGATGGAATGTTATCGTCGTCTTTTTAAGGAATCAACCCCGAGTGGTGACTTTGACTATTTAGTTGAAACTGCTATTATCAATGATAGAGGTCAGAAAGAAATTCCTTTCATGGATTATGAATTGGATGAGAGTAAATGGGATCCTATCTTTAAAGAAATTTATAAGGAGTATAAGATTCCAACTTATCTTAGACAGTCATTCAAAACTTCTATTGTTTTAGGATGTTCACCTAAAACAAAAATAGGTGTTTAGCTTATAATAAAAAAGGAGTATGCAATTATTTGACTACATAAAGGTTTTATTTGGAAAGGATGCACAATGGGATAAAGTATCAAGTTATGATAAATCTCGCAATTCATTTATGACTAATCGTTTTATGAGTATTAAGTTTCCTATTCAGGCAAACCTTTTTAATACTCTTAAAATTGATCCAGTAGGACAAGCAGAAGCATGGAGAATGGTTGCTTCAAAATTTAATAAAGTTCCAGGCTTTATTTACACAAAGGTAAAGAAACAAGAAAAAGAAAAGCAATGGACACCAGATCCTAAAGCAGTAGAACTTTATATGAAATTTAATGAAATTGGTCATAGAGAGTTTAAAGAATGCCTAAAATATAACCCATCAGAAGTCCGAACCGCGATAGATATATTAGAAAAACAGATGGGAAATGATGTTAATCGACAATAAGTTTGAGTTAGGTATTCCAACTCACATTTACTTTACTCTTTATAAGTTTGATCACATTGATAGTATTATCATTTCAAGAGTTATAAAAGAGTGTAAAAACTGGAATGAATCCGGTGATGAAAATCTATTCACCGTTGATGTGGAGTCTTTTAAGTCTGCTATTAAGGGCAATAAGAGACTAAACATGGAGATTACCAAGGCCGAGGCGGATGGCCTATTTTCTATGCCTGGTAATAAACCAAATTCGGTTACCTTTCTCTGGTCAATAATGGACCGTTTGGAAAATCTTGAATGGATGACATTCAGTATTTCTTATGATAAGAAATTTTCCAGAGTAGTAAGAATTGAAAATAAAGATATTATGAGCTTCTATTTCAAAATAGAAGAAGGCATTTTTGATTTAACACAAGTATTTACTAGAAGCCAACTTGATATCATTAATAAAAAGATAATTGAATACAAGATAATGCCTAATAAGTATTTGGAAAGATCTCCTTACTTTTATATGAAGGCATCTCTTTTATTTGAAATTTTAGGTCAACTTGAGATTGACGGTACTCTTAGCACATTTGATCTTCTGGATCATATTGATCAAAAATTAGAAGAAGACGATCCAACACTTATGGTTAAGACAGACTATACTCCTTATTAAGGAATATATAAACAAAAAGGTCTTATGAAAAGTTTTTTAAGGAGATGTTGCGAGTCTAAGCGCGAATGCGTAACATACCTAATAGTATTTTTGTGGTTAGCAGTTGGTATTACCGCAACTTATTTTGAAACGGATTTTACTGCACTAGCAGCATATTTTGTTTCTTTAACTGGTTTTGTTGCTTCATACATTTTTGGCGAAAGCGTTCGTAAAAGTAAAAATTCTTCAATATTTTTACCTGGCCCTAATAGTAGAAGAGAAGTAATGATGTACATTACCATCGGATTATGGTTAGCCGTAGGTTTATGGGTAATCGTAAATGGCGCAGATCTTATTGGAGTAAGTGCATACTTCGCAGCATTAACACCCTTTGTAGGTTCATATATTTTAGGTGAAACTTTTAAGAAGGAAGTAGTTGAAGTTGAAGAAGAAATAGAACAAATAAATTCTTAATACATGGCCGTTATAGGAACAACAACAAATGAGAATGGCGATGCTATTTTAATAAGCTTGCAAGAACCTTACAAAAATGTTGTTGAGGTATTAAGCTATAGCGATCAAACTGTAGGAGAATCTACATCGGTTTATTTTAATAAATCGTTTAGATGGGGAATTGATGGTGTTACATATTCTGATTGGGTCTCTTTAACTAATGCGAATCTAGAGAGTTTATTACTTAATCCGATTAATCCATTTTGGGCGCAGTATAAGTATGAACAGGTGGGCGACGGCACCCTAGAATTTAAGTCTATCTCACTAGAAATAGTTACAGACGGTGGGGTGATTTGTAAAATTCCACAGATTAATTGTTGTGATAGCGGCTCAATGTCAGGTGCACAAAACCTAGTTATTGATTGCTGTGGATCTTCTTGGAATCCTTATGATTTATCTAGAGCTTCTCAGATGTATAATCAATTATCTGCAGTTGCTTCAAATCTGTTTGGTTTTTGTGTTAAGTACTTTAAGACTGCTGCTGACCAAAGAAGTAAAGATGTTATCTTAAAAGAATATTCATTATTTAATGTTACTTCAACTGCTGATGTTAAGATAATGTTTCCTGATAATCAGTTACCTACTAGAGAGATACAGTATAATCCTCTTATGATGGATTTTCCTGTACAATTTGAAGTTCATATTGTTAAGTCTGCATTTGAACAGGTATTTGGAGTTGGTGCAAAACCACAAATGAGAGACTATCTCTACTTTGAACAATATATGAATAGAATGTATGAGGTTGATGCTGTTGCTGAAGCCGATGACTTTTTATATACAGGTTCATATTGGAGAGTAAGTCTTGTTCCTTATCAGCAAAGAACAGCTGTTCTTTATCCTGATAAAAACATAGAAGCGCAAAAGGATGCATTGGTAAGTGATCTTGAATCTAAGTTTGGTGAAGAAGCTAATAAAGAATATGATGATGTAAGAAAGCCTAATCAATATAACACTATAGGATCTTTAAGTAATGATTATGTTAGAAGAATTCTTGATAAGAAACTTCTAATTAAAGAAGAGAATGTTTATAATAATTGGACTATCATATCAAAGTATCATTATCAATTATCTTCAATGGAAACTGGAGTTGAAGGAGTAGAGTACAGATACAATAAAGGATGGAAAACAACCGATGATAGAGCGTTTACATTTTGGGTAAGACCTAAATATACAAATCCTATTGGAATAAATGTTGCAATTACAAGTATAAGTAGTACCAGTGGAAAGGTAAAACTAAATACTGCAGGTTTACCAACAAACCAACAAGCATTAGCAGTAGGGAATTGGATTAAGGTGTCTGGTACAACATCATATAACGGTATTCATAAAATAACTGCAATAGGAACAACAAGTATTGACATAGATACGGACTATATTAATAACACATTTCAGGGTACACCAAGATTTAATAGAGAAGCAAGTAATACCTTTATGATTTATGAAACCTCTCTTATTCCACCTGCCCAATTGGTTGAATTTACATATACACCTAATTGGTTTATAATAAAGCTAGATGATACTTACTTTAAGTATAATTTACAATCACAAGGTTTATCATTAATTGAGAATGATTGGTATGCATTTGTAATTAATCTTAATTCTATTGCAAAACAGTTAAGTTTATTTGGGTATGAAACATTAGATAAGACCGGTGCTATTAATCCTAAAAATAGTGCTAAATTAACAAAGATATTCTCGGAGACTAAATTGTATAATCCAATTGAAATTCCTGATTCGCATTCATGGAAATTATTAGGATGTAAAACGGATCTTACCAATATTCGCATTTGGAGTAAACCTATAGAGGAAGAATTACAAGAATTAATTTTATCACAATATGTAGTAAAAGATACTCACTTAACTCTATTGTTGGATAATGCTGCACCTCAACTATTGCTACAGAAGGAAACCAATCCTAGATAAGCTAGAATATATAATCTAAATTAAGGATTAATGAAAGAAGAGTCTAAACATAAATTTAGAGACAGCCTTGGAGACTTATTAAATGATCTACCTGATGAGGTACCTGGCTTAGAAGATACACCACAATTACCTAGAGTTAAATCAGAAGGAACGCAGGCTGTTGCATTACAAACCGCAAAGAACAAGGCCCAGCGGGTTATGAATAATCTTCTTAAGTTTTATTTAAGTGAAGAGATTATTGAGGAGCATGAATACATTAAAGTTAAAGCAGAGCTAGATGAGTATGCCCTAGGCATGCTTATTCGCCAAATGCAAAATAGTGAATCTGCTATTTCAACTTTAATGGACACCATTAATGAAGGTGATGTTTCGCCTAGAATGTTTGAAGTACTTAGTGACTTACAGAGAACTCTCTTGGATATCATAAAAAGCCAAACAATGTACATGGTTGCAATTGAGGAAAATGCGAAAAAATTATCCAGAGATATTGATGTTTATCACGGTGGTGCTAATAATGTAGATAATAATCAAAAGAAAGGTGGAAACTCTGGAGTTAAGGCAAGAGGAACTAAAGATCTTATGAGGGCCTTACAAGATAGTATTAACGAAGAAGATATACAAGATGTCGATGGAGATCAATCTGAAGAATAACTATGTTCTTACAAAAGAGATCATAGAAAAAGAAAAAGTATCTAGCGGTGGAATTATACTTCCATCCGAAAAATACAACCGTAAATGTATTGTAATTAAGTCCTCGTCTGAAGAAGTTAGAGAAGGACAAACAGTTATAAAAACAATAGGCAAGGGTACGATTTTTAGAATAGATGGTGAAGAATACGAAGCTTTACATGAAAATCATATCTTAGGCATAATAGAAGAAGATGGCACAGAAACCTAGAGCAGAAAGCGCAGGATTTGATTTTAAGATTGGAGCTGCAGAAGAATCCTTTTCATGGACATCTGAAAGGGTAGAGCAGCTTATGCTTGCATTAGAAGAAGGTTATAAACCTAAAGCAACACCTTTTTATGAAGGGAATCCTAATTTAAGAAAAGGGAATATTGTTTTTAACTATACGCCTCATGAAATTAGGGAGATAAAGAAATGTGCAACTGATATTGTTTATTTTGCCAATACTTATTGTACTGTAATGACCGATCATGGTTTACAGACAATTAAGTTAAGAGGTTATCAAGAAGAGATGTTAAGGCAATTTCAAAAAGAAAGATTTAATTGTTGCTTAGCATCTCGTCAGATCGGTAAAACAATATGTTCATCAATTTTTATTGCATGGTATTCATTATTTAATTTTGATAAAAATTCACTTGTACTTTCTAACAAAGGTGCAACTACTCGTGAAATTATTGATAAAGGAAAAACGATTCTTGAACACTTACCATTCTTTTTAAAGCCAGGAGTTATTAAGTGGGATGTATTTAATTCAAAATTTGATAACGGCTGTCGTATTATTGGACAAACTACAACAAAGAAAGCTGCGATTGGTTTTACCATTCATTTGCTATTTATGGATGAGTTTGCTCACATCCCACAAAACTTTGTGGAAACATTCTATGAAAACGTTTATCCTACTGTATCTGCTTCTTCAAATTCAAAGGTAATTATTACAAGTACACCTAATGGCTTCAATAAGTTTTATGATATTTACTCGTCAGCTGAAAAGGGATTAAACGAATACTCACCGTTTAGAGTAGATTGGTGGGATGTACCTGGCAGAGATGAGGCATGGATGAGACAAGAAGTTGCTAACCTTGGTTCAGAAGAAGCATTTAACAGACAATACGGAAATCAGTTCATAGCAAGTTCTTCTCTATTACTTGGTGCAGATAGTCTTAAAAAACTTCAGCAGAATCAAAAGGAATTTGTTCACAGAGAGTTGCCTGAGTTTGAAGATGAGAGTATTGAATATGAAGGTTTATTATGGGATCCTGATTTTAGTCTTGATGAGATTGAAGAAGATACTAATTATTGGGTATTTTCAATTGACATCGCAGAAGGAAACGGTGGAGACTATTCAATTATAAATATCTTTAAGATTGAAATTATGGATGAACAGGATTGGAAAAGAATAACATCCCCTGGATCATTCGTAGACTTTTTTAGACTTAGACAGGTTGGAAGATTTAGAAGTAATGAACATACTATTGAAGAATTCGCAAAAGCCGTTTATATCTTAGCATTTGATATGTTTCATTCAGAAAACGTAAAAATGATAATTGAATGGAATATGTTTGGGGGTGAATTAATTAAGAGACTTGAAACTGTATTTCCTCAAAGAAATGAATTTGATGAAGAGATGGTAGTTAAGTTTAAACATCGTATTGATGCAAGAACCAAAAACTTTGGTCTTAAGATTAAAAAAGATAATAAACCTATCTTTTGCCAAAACTTTAAGAAATACATAACTCAAAATCGGATTATCATTAAAGATAAGAAAACTGTATATGAAGCATCTACGTTTGGTAAGATGCCTAATGGTAGTTATGCAGGTCAATTAGGTCATGATGATCTTATAATGACTAGCATAAATAGTTCAGAATTTTTCTTTACTTTAGACTTCTCTGACTTTGTCGAAGAGATTTATGATACTGTTGATGAATCATTACAAATTAAGATTGATGAGATCTTAGAAAAGGACTCTAAGGGAGGAAATCTTAATTACGATATTTATGATCTTGTGTAGAAAAGTGGCTATGCCGTGGATATATAAAAAAAGCAATAAAAAAAATATAATACAAGATGGCACTAGATCCAAGAATCGCTTCTCTTAAAGCCGCAGGTACCTACCGCTTCGAATTTGACAAGAGTCAAGTTGTTAGCATTCCTGCAAACCAAACAAGATTAATTGTTGGTTTTTCTAAGAAAGGTCCTTTTAATACCCCAGTTTTTGTACCAGATACTGCATTTTTTAAGCAAGTATTTGGAGATATTGACAGAAACCTCGAAAGAAAGGATTCATACTTTCATAGAAGCTGCTTAGCTGCATTAGAAAGAGGACCAATTTTAGCCCTTAACCTTTTAGCATTAGACTCTAATGATAATGTAGATTACATTAAATTAGGTACTGCTGCTACACCAGAAGCTCAAAATAATGCAGGTGCTTCTGGAGAATATCAAAAATTTTATAACAGGGACAAATTCTTTTTCCCTGACAGCGATGCATTCCTAGATAATGTTGGAGCAAACAGAAACACACTTAGCTCTTTAACTACTAATGATCTTTTGGATTTTGTTAACTTAGGTCAAAATCCAGTATCAGTAATTGTTAGAAAAGCCGCAAATGATAATGTTGCTAGTTTTAATGTTACTGTTGAAGAATGGTACGGAACTGCAAATGTTCCAGGATTCTTAGATAAAAACAGTTTAATCTCTGATTTTATGGTAGATGTATTTGTCATTGAAGGTAACTTCGGTGGAGACTTCGGTTCTGCTACGCCTTATGACAGATTTACTGCCGATCCTACATTCCAACAATATTTTAACCCAACTAAAGGTATTCAGAGAAAGAAATTCGCATCTGATACAACTGATACTAAATTACAAGAGTTTTTCAATGAATCAGAAGTAAACTTAATTGCAACTTATACTGCATGTTTAATTCCTGATTTTGTAGATCTTATTGGTAATAACCTATTCATTGAAAAATTAATCAATGCTGATACTGCAACCACTGGCCTATTCTGTGCCGTTAACGAAGATCTGTTTAGCGGAGATTTTTTAATTGACGGAGTAAAAGGTGGTATTGACCTAATCGGACATAATATTGAATATGCCCAGGCAACTGGAATTCAGGATGATGTTAATTTCCTATCTTATCATGAAGCTATTGTATCTGACCTTGCTTACGCAAGAGCTCCACAAGGAGTAAACACTGCAACGATTTCAACTGGTGATGTTGTATCTGTTAATACATTGACAGGTGGAAATATCCAGATTTCTGTAATTGGTTCTGCAGGGAATCCTTTATATGATGCATTTGCTGGTATGGCTGCAAATACACCTTCTGCTGTAGGTTCATATATTAAAGGCGCAATTAGTGCTAAATATGTTCCTGTACTTTCTGTAAATGTTACAAACACAGTTGTTACTGTGGTTTTATCCAGTGTAGGTGGTATTGTGGCTGGAGATTTTCCAACTACATTAGGAACTACATATACTTATGTAAATGAAGAAGATTTTGGATTCACGGTTCATGAATTTGAAACTGCAAATACAAATGCAAATGTTATAGGTTCTTACGGAAGTTCTCTTTATAGCGCATTCTCTAACGGAACTCTTACTGATGGTGATGAGGCAGTATGGCAAAACGGAGCAAATCAATATACTTCTTATTTAGTATTTAATGCTGCTGGTTACGGATTCATTCATACTGGTGTACCTGCTTCTGTAAGTACAAAATTTGCAATCTCTGATCCTGCATATTACTTACCAAGTGTTAGAATAACTCCATATCAACAAGATTCTTTTGTAAATGTTACACCAAGATCTCAGTTTAATATGGACAGTAACACAGGATTCTTCTTAAACTCTGATGGATCTGCACTTGCATTAAATACTTTAGATATCCAAACACTTAAAGGATCTCTTAATCGCTCAATTGATATCATATCAGATTCATCATCTGAACCATCACTTAAGCCTAACCAAGTACTTATTGCAACAACTAACCCTGATGCTGCTGCTGTGGCTGTAGGAAATTATCTTTTACATTTTGAAGGTAATGTTGCAGTACCACACTCAAGATTAACAAGAATTAATCAGGTTCAGGGTGGTAAAACAAATAATGAATTCCCAACTATTCCAGTAGGGACTACTGCATTACTTGTAACTTGTCAATCTGAGATAAATGTTACAACCGTAAATTCTATTAAGAAGGTTGAACTTTATTATCCAATTGATACATGGGTTGATTACCTAAACATCTTTACTCTCGATGGATTTGTATTAGATGTTAACAAACATGTACCTAACGGAACAAATGATCGTCAAAATGCTATCCTTAATGGAACTTTAAGTGGAACAAATCTATTTAAAGCATTAACTGACAGAGAAACAATTAACTTCCGTTATTTGGTTGATACCTTCGGTAACGGTATTGAAAGTGGATCTAAGGCAATCTACACTAACCTATGTCAAACTAGAAAGAATGCATTTGCAATTGTTAATGCACCTTCTGCAAAAGACTTTAAGGCTAACGTAGATCCTTCATTTGTGGATGCGACTGGAGCACTATCCTCTAGATTTATTTCTACTGGTGGAGATCTTTCTAAGAATCCAACTGTTAGATATTCATTACCTTCTAATACACAAGGTGGAAGCTGGGGAGCATTCTATTATCCTTTCATTACTGTAAGGGATTTAGGAAAGAACATTAACGTTCCTCCTGCTGCTTATGTATCAAATAACTTTATTGCAAAGTATGAAAATGCATTACCTTGGTCTTTAGTTGCAGGTGTTCGTAGAGGTGTTGTAGGTGGAACTGGAGTGGTAGGATTAGAAATTAATCTTGACCTATCAGATAGAGAATACTTAGAACCATTTGGATTGAATCCAATTATTTTCCAAAGTGGAACTGGTCCAACTATCTTCGCAAATAAAACTGCTCAACAAACTCCAAAATCTGCATTAAGTTCAATTAATGTAAGAGAGGTTGTTATCTACATCCAAGATGGTATTGAGGCAATTCTTAAGAATTACTTATTTGAGTTCAATACTGCTCAAACAAGATTGGAAATTAAAACTCTTGCTGATAACTTCTTATCAACAGTTCAAAATGACGATGGTGTATATGACTTCAGAAACGTAATGGATGAAACAAATAATACACCTGAAGTTATTGATCAAAATGTTGGTATCTTAGATACTTACATCGAACCAGTAAGAGGAATGGAAATTTTGGTTCAAAGAACCACTATTTTAAGAACTGGAGCAATTAGTTCAGGAAACTTCCAATAAAAAGAAAGAAAGAAAGAATAAATAAAAAAATAAGTTAAGCTATGCCATTACCACATTACACACAATCAAAGGCAAGTAATAACAGATATGAACCAATTCAGCCTAACCTATTTGAGGTAACACTTTTTACCCCAAATGGTGATGATACTGGTTTGATCCTTGAACACGTTATATCTGTTGGAGGTTTAAATGCATTAAACCCTTCAGTAGATGCAATTGGTCAAAAATATAAATTTGCAGACCGTTCTTTTGCAGGTATGCCTGGTCAGACTTTCGTAGATCTTACTATCGCATTTACCTTGAACTTAAATGATGCAAATGAAAACTACATCTATAATACCATGAGAAACTGGTATAAATTAATCTATGATCCATTGACTGGTGAAATGGGATTAAAGAAAGACTATGTAGGAAGTATGATCATTGTTCAATATAACCGTGCAGGAGATATCTTCAGAAAGATTACTTGTAAGGACATCTTCCCAACTGGTGCACCTGACTTTATCGATTCTTTAGATTATGGAACAGCCGATGCTGCCCAGTTATCAATGACTTATCGTTGTGACCATTGGGTTGAAGAAAACGTTGGAGCTCCAAACAACTAAAACTAAACATTTAACAAAACTGGCCCTAGGGCCAGTTTTTTTGTCTTATCTCTAATATATAATATAGAATACATAATCTATAGATCATGATTATATTTAAAGTAGAAAATATATCCAATGGGAAAACCTATGTAGGATATGCAATTAATGATAATCCTAATAATCTAGGTACCGGAAAATACATTAAGCGAGCTGTAAAAGATTTTGGCACAACTTCATTTAAGAGAGAGGTGTTAGAACGTTTTGATGCAGATGAGTCTTTAGGTATTATAATGGATCGGGTTGAATTTTGGATTAAAAAATTCAAATCTGATAATCCTAAGTTTGGGTATAACGAAAGTGTCCAGGAAATGATTCCTCAAAAAAAGAAATTAACAAAAAAATTACAGGTTCTTTTAACACCCGAGGATGAAGATAACTTAAATACTATTATCATTCAAAAATCAATGGAATCTGGTATTAGACCGATTCCCATTTCAAGATATGTTAGAAACATTATTGTTGAACATATCGTAGAAGAAACTTCACCAGAAAAACAATTAACAAAAAACAAATAACATGAGTAATCACGAAGAAAATATCAAAAAAGAGTTTGAAGCAGCAGAAGGCATTCAACCAGCAACAGTAGTTAATGATGGTAAAATTACAAATTTAGGTAAAGTTGATCCAACTAAAGGGATGGGAATCACTTCACCAGATGATCCTGAGATTAGAAGAATTCAGGAATTAACTGGATATATGAAGTTAGATTTAGGAAATCTTCCTTCTGCTGGTAAATTTTATCGTGAAGATTTTGAAATTCATATTAGAGCTGCAAGAGTTGGAGAGATTAGAGATTTCTCTACAATCGATGAAGAAAACATTAGAGACGTAGATGAAAAACTAAATTCTATTCTCGTAGGCTGTACTAAAATCATGTACGGAAACCAAAGAGGATCATACCGTGATATTCTTGAAGAAGACCGTATTTATGTTTTACTTTCAATCAGAGAGCTTACATTCAAAAATGGTGAAGCTAAATTAATGATGCCTGTAGGTAAAAAGAAATGTACTTCAGGTTCATGTAAGTCACAGGATAGTGTAGAATTAAAAACAGCCAATCTTCAGTTTAATGAAGTAGATGATCTTATTGAAAAGTATTATGATTCTGTAAATAAATGCTACACCATTCCAACCAAAAGCCACGGTGAATTAGTATTAGCACCACCTACAATCGGTGTTATGAGAGCTATTACTGATTGGGCAAGAAAGAGAGAGGAAGAAAATAAATCGTGGGATAAATCTTCTCTCGGTATACTTCCTTATGTACAAAGAGAATGGCGTGGATTTGATGAAAAACAAATCTTCTCTGCTATGACATCTTTTCAAGGCTGGGATTCTGGAAAATATTCAATAATTTTTAGATTGGTGGAAAAAATGAAAATAGGTATTAAACCTGAATTTGTTTACCCATGTCAATCTTGTGGCGCGGAGGTCACAGTTCCGCTTTCCTTTCCCGGGGGAATCAAATCTCTGTTCATTATTCAAGATATCTCTTCTGAACTTCTATAAGATCAGAGTATTACTTATGGAAAAATTACATGTTCAGCCTACTGAGCTGGACATGCTTCCATATTATGAATTTGAATATACTCTTGAAATCTATAATGAAATTATTAAAGAGCGTAATGATGAAGAAAAGAAACAAAATCAAGACGCAGAAGATAAGTATAATTTATCTGGTATGAAGAAAAATGCTACAAACATGAATAAAAATATGTCTGGATATAAACAACCTTCCATGCCTAAGATAAGTATGCCACGATTCTAAATATATAAATAAAGATTTACGATAATGAATAGAGAACAAATCATTAAAGAAATTCAGGCAAAGAGTCAACAAGCTTTTTCTGAAATTAGAACACAGGCTTTACAAGAAGCAGTTAGAAATATGTCAGCTGTTGCTGCAACTGGAGATTCTAGTAGCGGAGGTGGTAATAATTCTAGATATAGCATTCAATTTGTGGTAAATACTATTGATAGTACCTATTTCACATTTAATTTTACTTCTACTGGTGAGCCGATTGAGTTTACGATTGAGTGGGGCGATGGTACTGTTCACGTAGATTCAGGTATTGGTGGATATTATGAAGAGAATCATACATATGACGAGGTTGGTGATTATATAGTTAATGTAATCTTTGATGATCCTGCTAAGATTCTGCAATTAGATTTTCCTGGCGATGGAGATGCACCGATAAAGTCAATAACAGGACTACAAAATCTTTCTAATTTACAAGAGTTTAGAGCAGACTATAATGCTTTAGAAAGTGTAGATTTTTCTGGTTTAACAAACCTTACATATATTGATATAAGTGACTGTGATCTTGTTGATACAAACACTCCATCATTAACTTCTGTTAATTTATCAGGTTGCTATAATTTACTTGAGCTTCGTGTAGACGATAGTGATTTTTCAGGTGGATTCCCAGATCTTGTAGGATTAGTTAATCTTGAATATTTTGATGCTGACCAATCTCTTATTGCAGGTAGTCTTGACATATCAATGTTACCTTCATTAACTGGATTTGATCTTAATGGAAATACAGATTTAACCGAGATAATTATTGATAGCAGTCAACCTCTAGGTAATGGCGGCTATGATATATTAGCATATAACTGTGACCTAACGGAAGAAGCGATAGATAACATCTTAGTTGCTCTTTCTACAAACGGTGTATCAGGTGGATATGTTGAGTTAAACGGAGGAACTAATGCTACTCCTAGCGCAACTGGTCTTGCTGCTAAAGCGGTCCTAGAAGGTAACGGCTGGACGGTTGACGTTAACTAATAAAATAACTCCATGAATGGCAGTAGTAACCTTAAAGGATCTTATGGATCCTCTAACCAAGATAGCAAAGTCGACTGAAGAAACTGCATCAAAATTAGATGCTGTGGTTACTGCTGTTGCCGGTGGAAGTAGTGGGCAGTTAAGTCAAGCAATTGTAGCCGAATTACAAGTACAGACAGATTTATTAAAACAGATTGCTACAAATACGAAAAACGGTGCAATATCCGTAGGAGGTAAACCTATGGATAAAGATAAACTTAAAGAAGGGGCAGAAGCCATCAAAATGTTAGGTGGTGGTGCTTCTTCTTTGGCATTTGGTTTATTAACATTTATGTTGGTACCTAAAGGTGCAATTAAAAAGTTTTCATCAACTATTACCGAAATCCTTGCTGTATTTGATCAATTAGATACAAAAAAGATTAAAGAAGGCTCAGAAGCGTTTGAAAAAATAGCAGCAAACATAGGTAAGTTTGCAAGAGGGCTCGCTGCCGCTGCATTCTTACTTATACCAGGATATGTAGGTGCTCTTTTACTTAAAGCTACATTAAAGATATTACTTCCTACATTTGAAATGTTAGGAAAGAAAAGTAAAGTGATAAGTAAGGGTGCCGATGCATTAGGTATGATGGGAGATTCTCTAATTAAATTTGCAAAAGGGTTGGTGTTAGTTGCTATTGCTTCTATAGTAGGACTTGTTATGGCTCCTGTTATATTATTAACAGTAGTACTCTTTGCAGGGGCATTTGCATTATTAGGTAAATTTGATAGACCAATTAGGCAAGGAGCACGAGCTCTTTTATTAATGGGAAGATCTTTAGTTTTCTTTGCGGCTGGATTAGTCCTATTTGCTTTAGCTTCTATATTTATTTTGTTAAATCCAATCATTCTACTAGCAATGGTAGGAACTCTTGTTCTTATAAGTGGGGCATTTGCTCTTATAGGACTATTTGATAAACAAATCAGAAAAGGAGCGGTTGGTTTATTAATCATGGGATTAAGCTTAATAGTATTTTCTGTTGGGTACTTAGTGTTTGCAATGGTAACTAAGGATATGACACTAGAACGATTAGGTGTACAGGCAGCAATTCTAGTTGGTATTGGTGTTGCTGTTGCTGCAGCCGGATTAGTCGTTAGCCAATTGGTCAAAGGTGCTATTGGTGTTGCTGCTATGGGAATTGGATTACTTGTATTTAGTCTTGGGTATCTTCCGTTTGCAAAGGTAACAGAGGATATGACTATCGAGGATATAGGTATACAATCTGGAATCCTATTAGCATTAGGTTTAGAATTTGCTGCAGCTGGAGTTGGGGCATTATTTATATTAGCCGGGGCTGGTGCATTTGCTGCAGTTGGAATATCTTTAGCCATATTATCTGGCGGTTTGGCTGCATTTAAAGCAGTAGGTTTTACTGAAGAAGACGCTTCTGCCATGACTACCACTTTAGTTGGTGTTAAATCTGCATTCTTAGGTAATGCCGATGCCGATGAAGGTTTCTTCGCTAAATTAGGTGGTGCTATTACTGGTGCAGTTGATGCTGTTAGAATGGTTGAAGCAGCCGCTGGTTTTACTGCCGCGGGTATTGCATTGGCAACATTATCATTTGGTCTTAATAAGTTTAAGGAAGTTGGATGGAATGATGAATTGTCCAAAGAATTAGTAGTAATGTTAAATGGTGTTACTACTGCATTTGCATTGGCTGGGCAAGAGAAACAAGTACCAAGCACATCCTTCTTTGGACAAATGTTTGGGTTTAAAGCAAATTCTGTTGAAGAAGGAATAGAATCAGTTATGGGTGCCGGTAGAGCATTGAAAGATATTGCTCAAGGTCTTAAAGAATTCCAATCTCTTATTGATAGTGGGGTTAAATTTGGTCAACCCGATGGCAATGGTAATTATGAAGAAGGGACATTAGGTTATGCCGTTACAAATACAGTAGGATTTATTAGAACTGCTTTTGCCGCTGTAGCCAATGAAGGTAATGTTCAAGGTGGAGGTTTCTTTGATACTTTATTTAATGTTAAACAAAATAAAGTACAAGAAGGTATCCAATCGGTTATGGGAACTGGCGCTGCTCTTAAAGATATTGCTGAAGGTCTTAAATCATTCCAGGCATTAATTGATAGCGGTGTTAATTTTGGACAACCTGATGCAAACGGAAGATATGCTCCTGGTACATTGGGTTATGCTGTTACAAATACCGTAGGTTTTGTTAGTGAAGCCTTTGCTGCAGTTGCAAGTCAAGGTAATGTACAGGCTGGTGGAATTATGGGATCTCTTTTTGGAATTGAAAAGAATAAAGTTGCTGAAGGTATTGATTCTGTGAAAGGTGCAGGTCAAGAACTTACTAACATTGCAACTGGCCTCAAAACATTCCAAGAGATGGTTGATCAAAACATTAATTGGGATAAATTAGCAGATGCCGTTAAAAAATCAATTACCTTTGTAGGAGAAGCTTTTGCTGCAATCGGAGGTATGGAACAAGAGGACGGTTGGTTTATTTTTAGCTGGGATGAAAATCTTGTACAGAAAGGTGTTGAAAATGTAAAAGGTGCAGGCGAACAACTTAATTCAATTGCAAATGGTCTTAAGTCTTTTCAGGATATGATATCCAACAATGTTGATTTTGAAAAGTTAGGATATTCAATTAAAAATACCCTTATGTTTGTAGGTGATGCATTTGCAATGATAGGTGGTAAAGAACAGGAAGATTCAACAGGTATAAGTTCTTTATTTGGTATAAGCTGGGATGAGAATCTTGTACAAAAAGGTATTGAAAATGTAAAGGGTGCAGGTAAAGAATTAGAAAATATTGCACAAGGTTTACAAGCATTTACAGGTCTTAAGAATCCTGAGGCAATTGCAAAAAGTATTAAATCAATCTTTACATCAATTGGGGATACTTTTACATATTATTATGAAAAGCCTAAGTTTAAGTCCCAAGTAGATCATATGCAAGGATTTATTTCTGAGATATCTAAAAATGCTGCTAAAGGTCTTATTCATAAAGCTGCTGAAGGTATGGATAAAATGGCTGCCGCTATTAATAAGATAGATGCAGATAAAGCAGAATCATTTGCAAATCTATTTAAGGGCGCAGGTGAATTAAGTAACAATGCAGCTGCATATGCTCAATTACTTAGTGCCGTCGAAGACATTAGAGATGCGTTAAATCAAAGTAATACTTCTACTGCTACCACCACAACAACTGATGGTAATGCCGGCAGTGGAGGCGGAGATAAAGGTCTTTCAGTAACTCTTAGAAGTATTAATACTACTTTAGGTAACCTAAATTCTACAATGAGTGGTTTACCTGGAAAAATTGCCGTACTCATTCCTACCGAAGGTACATAATAAATCTTTTTCTTAGAAACCTAAAACTAAGTTATCTGGTTACTATATAAAATTAACGGATTGTTCCACTAAAAGTATAGTAATTATGGATAAGAGTATTGTTTGGTTTGATTTAGAAACTACTGGTGTTAACACAGCAACAGATAGGATTATTGAGATCTGTATGATCAAAACTGATTTTGAAGGTAATGAGATCTCATCTTTTTATACACTCGTAAATCCTGGGCCTGGTATTGAATGGCGCCAAGAAGCGATTGATAAACATGGAATCACACCAGATATGCTCGAAGACCAGGATAGGTTTGAATATATTGCCAAAGAAGTTATGGACTTTATAGGTGATAGCGACCTTGGTGGTTATAATGCACTTTACTTTGATATCCCAATGCTTACTGAAGAATTTATGCGAGCTGGTCTTGTATTTAATCCTCGCGGTAAGGCCGTTATTGATCCGTTCCTAATCTATTCTAAATACGAAAGACGAGACCTTAGTACTGCATACACCAAGTACACTGGTAAAACTTTAGACGGTGCACACCGTGCAGAAGCAGATATTCGTGCAACAATGGAAATCTTCCAGGCACAACGCAATCTATATGATATGCCAGGATCTGCTGCCGAAATTGACCAGGTAGTTAATGAGTCTCGCCAAACGCAAGTTGACCTAAGCGGTAAGTTTAAGTTTGCCGAAATCAACGGTAAAAAAGAAATCATCTTTAATTTTGGAAAATGGGCAGGTAAACCTTTTAAAGAAGTTTATGAAGCTGACTCCAGATATATTGAATGGATGATTGATAAAGGCGAATTTGCAAAAGAAACCAAAATCATTGCAAGAAAGCTTGTAGAAAAGCTAAAGGCAGAGTCCCCAATGCCATTCTAAATTGTTAATAACTTTTTTCATCTGGAGAGAAAAAAGTCTCCCAAAAATTTTCAAATCCCAAAAATTTGTTTTATATTTATATAAAATTAAACGGATATGGAAAATCAAATTAACAAAGGATCAATCGTAACATACCAAGGTGGATTCTACCGGGTATCAAACTGCACAAAAAATACTGTCAATCTGGCATCTGTCTGGGGCTGCCGCGTATACCACAAAGGTATTAAAATATCTGAGGTTACCGAATCTGCTGCCGAATTCCACGAACAGTGGTCTAAGTCTGAAACATATCAATGCATGTAATATGATACGAGAAAAACAAAAAAGAACTGCGCCTATTGTAATCGACCTCACAGGTCCTGATGGAAATGCATTCGCACTTATGGGTTATGCAAAGAATTTTGCAAAACAACTCGGATGGGAACGCGAAAGATCACAGAACCTAATCACTGAAATGATGAGTGGGGATTATGATAATCTCATTCAGGTATTTGATCGCGAATTTGGTAACTTTGTAATTTTAGAAAAATGAAAATAGACATTGAAAAACTTAAACAGATTGAAGAAGCCCTCGGGCAATTTGAGGTAGGTCGTATCTTCGGCGGCGGTAATCATAATTACCTTCGCTTTGGGTATTGGAGACCAACCGATTGGAAAACTCTTCAAGAAATCCTTGGTCCTTCTATCGTGGTAGAAGAAGACTCTGATTACGATGATGACTGTGGATGGAAGTATTCCTATGTTCTATACGATCGCATGGAATGGGATATGATTCAAAAGAATCGTCGTGAACAAATGGAATCTTGGAGAACTCCAGTAAACAATCGTTAACCGCGATTATATAAATAAAGGTACGTTCTTTAACATATTGGGGGTGACCAGGTTTTGACGGTTAAGCTGAAATTAGGTTACTGATGCAAGCAGGATTAGATGGAAATCCTTAAACACCTATCACACAATAAAAGGCGAAGAGAAATCTTCATTCACCTGGGAAGACGCTATGGCTTTCGTAGGTGCTGATTACGCTGTAGCAGCCTAGTCAGTCTCGCACTCATCGTGAGGTTTCAAAAAGAATGAGAATACAAGGTTTCGTTCAGAGGGCTACCTTATTACAAGTGAACTCGACACAGTTATTGGTAACAATGTCAAAATAGGAACCATTTATTTTGGCCATTAAGAAAAATGGCCTAAGCTTGTGAACGAGGGATTTAGGTTCCTTAGTCGGACATGGGTTCGAATCCCATCACCTCCACCAAAAAGGATGCATACAGCAACTTTGGACTAGACTTGTAAACTACAACCCAATGCATCCTGATTCTGCGGAAGTAGCTCAGTTGGTAGAGCACGACCTTGCCAAGGTCGGGGTCGCCGGTTCGAACCCGGTCTTCCGCTCAAAATCTCACATATGTGAAACAAACACTATGTGTGTATATATAATTAACAAATAAAAACAATTTCAATGCAACTGCACGGATGTACATATTGGATTCTTAGTAATGTGGAGAAGAATTTTCCACAAGCGGATTCAATTACACCAAGTCCAGGCAGGAGCTGATGAGATAAAACACTTACATAATCAAGCCTCCTGGATAAAAAATTCCGGGAGGCTTTTTTTATGGGTCTCTTTCAGAAATAGATTGAATGAGTTATATTTGTTTAGAATAGAATTTCAAATTCGTTCTTTGACATATTGAGGTACCAACGGAAAGATGGTAGAGTTGGTTGATTACACCGGTCTTGAAAACCGGCATACCGCGAGGTATCGGGGGTTCGAATCCCTCTCTTTCCGCTTAAATTGCCCTCTCGTCTAATGGCAGGACATGTGGTTTTGGTCCACAGTGTAGAGGTTCGAATCCTTTGGGGGCAACATATAGGGAAGTAGCGTAGCCCGGTTATCGCGCCTGGTTTGGGACCAGGAGATCGCAGGTTCGAATCCTGTCTTCCCTACAAGGATACATACAGCAAATTTTATCAAACTGCAACTTTGAAGCCAAAACGTATCCTGTATTTGCCTCTGTAGCTCAGTTGGTAGAGCTACTGATTTGTAATCAGTGGGTCGTAGGTTCGAATCCTATCGGAGGCTCAAACATTATTTGGTCCGTTCGTCTAATTGGTTAGGACATCTCCCTTTCACGGAGAAGCTTACGGGTTCGATCCCCGTACGGACTACAACATTGCGGGGTGGACTGGAGATGGTTCCAGCTCGGTCTCATAAGCCGAACCACATGGGTTCGATTCCCATCCCCGCAACAAAGGTGGTATCTAGACGAAAATGAAATTCCTGCTGTGAAGTCGACTTAATCAGCATATTCAGAAGTAGAAATGAAGGATCGCAAATCTTTCGCCACCCTCTTATTGGCTCGTTAGTAGAGATGGTTACAATGTCGCCCTGTCACGGCGAAGGTCACGGGTTCGAGTCCCGTACGGGCCGCCAAAAAATGCCGAGGTTAATGCATAACCTAAAGTAACACGTACGGTTACACAGTAGGAAGGCTACCTACACTTTGGGGGTATAGCTCAGTTGGCTAGAGCATCTGCCTTGCACGCAGAGGGTCGTGGGTTCGAATCCCTCTACCTCCACTAAGATCTCGTAGCTCAGTTGGTAGAGCAATACACTTTTAATGTATGGGCCGCGCGTTCGAGCTGCGCCGGGATCACAAAAAAATCGTACATCATAGTTTTCCCGTTTAGGATGTAGCTATAAGATGTAAATGTGAAAGGCGCAATCGCAGTAGGTTAAGCGATATCCTACAACTTGCCGAAGTGGTGGAATGGTATACACGCTGGTCTTAGGAACCAGTGCCTAACGGCTTAAGGGTTCGAGTCCCTTCTTCGGTACTAATGCATCTTTAGCTCAGTTGGTTTAGAGCGTTACCCTTACAAGGTAAATGTCGGTGGTTCGAATCCATCAAGGTGCACCAAGAGATATAGTGAAGCTGTATGATATGGTCTTAATCCCGCTGACTGTCAAAAAGGCATTAGGAGATTCAGATGTGTTGATTATATCACAGAATGCCCGAAAGACCCGAAGTATCTCTTTTATTGGAAGGTGGGTGAGTGGTTAAAACCGGCAGACTGTAAATCTGCTCTCTTCGGAGTACGGCGGTTCGAATCCGTCCCTTCCAACATTTGGACCTTTAGCTCAGTTGGTTAGAGCATCGGACTCATAATCCGCAGGTCGCAGGTTCGAGCCCTGCAAGGTCCACGTTTAGTCGATTAGTTCAATGGATAGAACACTTGACTACGGATCAAGAGATAAGGGTTCGAGTCCTTTATTGACTACTAATGGTGATGTAGCTCAGTCGGTAGAGCAAAGGACTGAAAATCCTTGTGTCGGCGGTTCGATTCCGTCCATCACCACCAAGTAATAGGTAAGCATCTAAGGGGTCTCCCATGTAATATTGGGGCGTGTCTAACCCAAAGCCTCTGCTTATTACTTTTATTCCTCGGTAGCTCAGAGGCAGAGCACATGACTGTTAATCATGGGGTCGGGATATCGTAATTCCCCCGGGGAGCAAAAACGCTTAATAGAACAAAGTACAAGTTCAGAACAGGGTGCGGGTCCTGTGACATTGGAATATAGCTCAGTTGGTTAGAGCATTCGTCTGATACGCGAAGGGTCGGCAGTTCGAGTCTGCCTATTCCAACACATGGTGGTTATAGCTCAGTTGGTTAGAGCATCTGATTGTGGTTCAGAAGGTTGTGGGTTCGACTCCCATTAATCACCCATAATGGCACTATGGCCGAGTGGTTAGGTGGAGGTCTGCAAAACCTTCTACACAGGTTCGATTCCTGTTGGTGCCTCAATAAACGCGTCTGTAGCTCAGCTGGTAGAGCACTGGTCTCCAAAACCAGGTGTCGGTGGTTCGAACCCATCCAGGCGTGCAAATACTTAAAATGAATGAAGGTGTTTAGAAAGACAGATGGAGTTAAGGTTAATGTGATTGATCACACCCTTGAGCAGTTAAAGAATTACCCACATGCATCGATTCACATTGGAACCGATTCACAAAATCATGGTGATGTGACTATGTACAGTACAGTAATAGCATATCGCTTTGGATCGTCAGGTGTTCATTATATCTTTACTAAACAAAAGATGCCAAAAATCACTGATATGTGGACTCGTCTTTGGAAAGAAGCTGAGATGAGTATTGAAACGGCAGAATGGCTTACACAACAAATTAATGTTAAGGTTCAAATTGATATGGACTATAATGGAGATGAAGAGCATAAATCTCATAGAATTATTTCCGCGGCAAAAGGTTGGGCAAATTCTTTAGGTTATAAAGTAAATGTAAAACCTAACGAACAGATTGCAACTCGTGCAGCTGATTATTGCTGTAGATAAAGGAAGGTTACCCAAGTGGTGAAGGGGGCAGTTTGCTAAACTGTTAGGTCGGTAACGGCGCGAGGGTTCAAATCCCTCACCTTCCGCTCTTTCAGAAATCATATCTATGTATTATATTTGAATAAATAGTTTAGGTATGAAAAAAGATTTTATTTGGGTACGCAAGGTTATCCTAAACAAAGATAACAAGTCGATTCATTATGATTCGCTTGTTAATCTTATTTTACTGTTTTCAGACAAATGGCAACATTTGGAAAAGGATCCGCGATTTAAGGAAGCCTATATTTCATACAAGACATTTTTGAAACTTACCCTTAGACATCAATATAATTAAACCAAACAGAGTTTTAGCATATAAAAATAAAAGGTATGGCCGTAAGTGTAGAAAAGAGGTATCAAAAACTTACTGACACTGAACACGTTCTCCTTCGTCCAGGTATGTACATCGGTTCAATTAAACCGCATACCGAGGAAGTATTTCTTCTTAACGAAAAGAAAGGTAAATTTGAACCTACAGAGATTACTTATAATCCAGGTTTCATAAAACTTTTTGACGAGATCGTATCAAATTCAGTTGATGAACATAAAAGAAATCCTCAACTTAACCAGATTAAAATTACTATCGATGAAGTATCTGGTAGAATATCAATCTGGGATAATGGAGGAATTCCTGTAGAGATCCATAAAGAGTATGGAGAATGGGTTCCTGAAATGATCTTTAGTAATCTTAAGACTGGTAGTAACTTTGATGATACCGAAGACCGTACTGTTGTAGGTACTAATGGTGTAGGTAGTACATTAACCAATATCTTTAGTAAGGAATTCAAAATAGAAACATGTGATGGTAAAAAATCATTTGTGCAGGTGTTTTCAGATAACATGTCTAAAAAGACAGAACCTGTAATTAAATCTCATAAGAAAGGCTATACTGAAATTTCTTACATTGCAGATTTTGAAAGATTTGGAATGAAGAAAATTGATAAGTCTTCTCTGCAAATGATTCAGAAAAGGCTTTATGATATTGCTGCATGTAATACTTCGCTTAAGATCTATCTTAATGATACCTTAATATCATTTAAGAACTTTAAAGAATATGCAGAGCTTTATACTGATAATGTTTTCTATGAACAGTCTCCAAATTGGAAAATCGGTATAGGACATTCAACATCAGGATTTAAAGCAATATCATTCGTCAATTCAGTTGAAACAAAGGATGGTGGTACTCATGTTAATAATGTTACATTTCAAATCATTCAATATCTTAGAGAGAAGATTAAGAAAAAGTATCGGGTTGATGTAAAACCTACAGATCTAAAACAACACATCTTTCTCTTTATTGATTGTACAATTATTAATCCTGCATTCTCATCTCAAACCAAGGAGAAACTCATTACTGAACCTAAAGACTTTGGGAGTACACATGAACTTTCAGAAAAGATTCTTAAACAGATTTTTACATCAGAGATTATTCAATCCGTTCTTGATTGGATTGAAAGAAAGCAGGCAGCCGAAGAACGAGCAAAACTTAGAAAATTAAATAATAACCTCGATAAGTCAAAGGTAATTAAATTAATTGATGCAAAGAAAACTGGAGATAGAAAGCCCTGCACATTGGCAATCTTTGAAGGTGACTCTGCATCATCTGCATTTCGTCGTTACCGAGATCCACTAACACAAGGTGCATTTCCTCTGCGTGGTAAATTTATTAATGTAAGAGAAATTCCTGATTCAAAGGTTGTACAAAATAAAGAAGTACAATCTCTGATGGCTGCAATTGGACTAAAGATTGGTCATGAACCAAAGGACTTAAGGTATGGTAAGATCTTATTCTATACCGATGCTGATGTTGATGGAAATTCAATTTCTGCATTGCTAATTAATTTCTTTGGTAAATATTGGCCTGAGTTATTTGAAGAGGGTAAAGTTCTTAAGGTAGAAACACCTCTTATGGTAGCAAAGAAAGGGAAGGAAACATTAAGTTTTTATTCTGAGGAGGAATATAAAGAATGGGAACAGAAGCAAAAATCGCTTTCATCATGGAATATTGAATATAAGAAAGGATTGGCTGCATTGGAAGATGAAGAATATCAGGAGATCATTAGAAGCCCTAGATCGTACTTTCTTACTAAAGATAATGGATTTAACAGTACATTAAATATTTGGTTTGCAGGTGACTCTAGTCCTCGCAAAAAGAAGATTCTAGGTGAAACAGTAGAAATTAAAACAAGTAATAAATCTCTTTTTTAATGGAAAAAAGAACAGTAACATCATTCTTTGATAAAGAATATTTGGAGTATGCCAAATATGTTGTAGAAAATCGGGCAATCCCTAGCTGCATTGATGGTCTTAAGCCAACACAGAGAAAGGTTGTTTTCGTTGCAAATAAAATTTGGAAAAATGGTTCAGAGAAGCCAATGAAACTATTCCAACTTGCAGGTCGTGTAGCGGCTGAGGCATATTATCACCACGGTAATACTTCTTTAGAATCTGCAATGGTTGGAATGGCTCAAAAGTTTAAGAACTCTTTACCTCTTTTAGATGGGATTGGTCAATTTGGTTCATTAAGATCACCTTCTGCCGGTGCACCTCGTTACATCAGTGCAAAATTACATCCTAACTTTAGATTAATTTATCAAGATTTTGAACTTCTTAATAATAAGATCGAAGAAGGCGTAGAGATTGAACCAGATTTTTTCCTACCTATTGTTCCTACTGTTATCTTAAATGGTTCATCTGGAATCGCTGTAGGATTTGCAACTAACATTCTTAACCGAAATCCTAAAGATGTAGTAGAAGCATGTTTGGCTGTTCTTAAGGATAAGAAGATTAAAACTCTCTCCCCTTGGTTAAGTGAATTTAAGGGAACATTTACTAGAGATTCCAGTAATCCTAATACCTGGAAAATTAGTGGATCGTATGAAATTGTAAATAGTACAACAGTAAAGGTAACAGAAATTCCACCTTCGTTTACTTATGAAAGATATGAAGAATGGTTAAATGCATTGGTTGATAAAAAGATCATTGTTGATTATGAAGATAACTCGGCAGATAAAATTGAATACATTCTAAAATTCCAACGAGCAATTCTTAAGGACTATATTTCAAAGGATAGATTAGAAGGTCTTTTAAAGATTCATTCACAAGAAACAGAAAACCTTACAACAATTGATGAGACTGGTAAATTAAAAATCTTTACTAAAGCCGAGGATATTGTAACTCACTTCGTTGGAATAAGACTTCAGTTTTACCATAAGAGAAAAGCCTATCTTTTAGATAAGTTAGGCAGAGAACTTCTTATTATATCAAATAAGGCTAGATTTATTAAAGATATCATCGAGGGTAAACTTAAAGTAAATAATGTTGCAAAGGATATCATTGTTAAGTATCTTGAAGATAATAAGTATGATAAGGTTGATGGATCATATACATACCTATTAAGTATGGCAATTTATTCATTAACGAAAGAACGATTTGAAGAATTACTCAAACAAAAATCTGAAAAGGAAATTGAGGTTGAAGCCATTAAGAAAACTGATCCTAAGGATATGTATATAAGCGATCTAGAGCAATTGAAAAAATCACTCGTTTAATGAAACCTATGGGTGATCTTTCAATATAAAAATAAATTAGAATGAAAACATATATCATTGTAGGTAGAGATGTTAAGTGGACGTGTGAAGCCAATACTGAACAAGAAGCATGGGAATCTTTAGCCCAACTAAAAAGACTACCCGTATCAGAACTAAAGAAAATGTTTAAACTTTTAAATGAAGATCAACCTAAAAAACAATAACTATGTTAATAGAACAAACATCAATGACAGATTCATCAATGATTAAAAAAGCAGTTTATAATTTCTCTGCCAATACATTGAAAGTAGAATTTAATTCAGGTGCCGTTTACGAATATTCAAATGTAGATTCACAAACATATGATGAATTTTGTAAAGCAGAATCTCAAGGAAAATTTTTCAATGAAAAAATTAAAAACAACTTCCAAAACACTAAACTCTTATTAGACTAATTATGGGACCAACTAATGTAATGTACGATGCCCTTAAGGCACAATTCGTAGCACAAAAACAAAAGGCTCTTGCCACACTTACTATTTACTTAACAAATCCTGTAGGAATTGGAGAACATCCTCAACATATCGATGAAATGATGACCTTAACAAGATCTCTTGCTGAGGCAGAGGATTGCATCCAAACTTTAGAAAATACATTTGAAGTAAAATCTACAGCAAATGAAAACGGTAACTGAGATAGTACAAAGACTTCTTGATGAAAGACATATTACTGCAGAAGAAGCAGTGATTCTTTTACAAGCCGAGGTAAATAGAAATCAACCTTTTTATATACCTAGCATGCCAACTATTCAACCATATTCTCCTCCATTTAAACCAGGAGACTTGTGGTATACTACTTCATCAACATTAAACACCCCTGTTGCAGGTTCAAAATCAGAAGAGAATGAATAAAGTAATTTTGGTAGGTAAAGCTGCTGCAGGTAAGGATCATATGAGAAAGGTAATGGAAGGTCGTGGATTTATCTACGGTATTTCTTATACCACTCGACCGCCAAGAGAAGGTGAGATTGACGGCCAAGATTATTACTTTATGTCAAAAGAACAATTTGATGATGGTATTAAGAATAACTTTTGGTATGAATGGGTTGAATTCAATGGTTGGTATTATGGAACAAGTTATAAACAGTTCAAGGAACAGTGTAACTTATTTATAATGACACCTAAAGGCATCTCTCATATCAATCCAATTGATCGTAAAGAATGTACAATCATTTATCTCAATATGCCAATTGAAGTAAGACGCCAAAGACTTCTTAGCCGTAATATGCCAGGTGATACTTTAGAACGTAGAATAGAGGCTGATGAAAAAGACTTTGCTGATTTTACAGACTTTGACATTGAGATAAACAATCATAACTTCTAACATATAAAAATAAAATGAGTAAATTCATTATCATCGAAGGTACCGATAATACCGGTAAAGATACACAACAAAATCTTATTATTAAAAATCTAAAAGATAAGGTATTTCATAAGGTTCATTATTCATCTTTACCCTTTAAAGATGATGTTGAAATGCATACTTCATATTCAAAGAAAATGTATGAAGATATGTTTAAGATGATGGTTTTGTGTAAAGATCAAGATATTAACATTATCTTTAATCGTTCTCATTTAGGTGAAAGTATTTACTCTCCACTTTATCGTGGGTATTCTGGTGATTATGTTTTTGATATTGAAAAAGGTTTTGTAAATACATTAAGAGAAAATCTTTATCTTATTACTCTAACCAATGATCCTCATACAATTTGGAGTAGAGATGATGGTAAATCATTCTACAAAAATGAAGAAGGTATTAAAGCAGAGGTTGATGGTTTTATCCGTGCACATCGCTTAAGTAAGATTAAAAATAAACTTCTTCTTAATGTAGGTACTATGAGTGCCGATGAAGTCTCCAAAATTATTATTGAGTTTCTATCTCATGAAAATACAATAACTGGGGATCCTAAACAATTATCTATGTTTAGTCATGAGTAAATGGAGAGAAGAACGAATGTATGAGATAATGCATCATCTCTGGGATAATCCTAAGTTGATGGAATTATATGAACTCGAAATGAAAAAGGCTCATGCCGAAAAATATGTAGAAGAGTTCTTTCCTAAAATGGAAAAATGTTACGAAAAAGCTTTAAAAGAATATGAGAATTTACAAAGGTGAAACATTTGCTGATGTGTATCAAACTGCATTAACTGATGTACTCCAAAACCCTGAATATGTTACCTCGCCAAGAGGTATGAAAATTAATGAAGTTACTAATGCTGCATTGGTTATTGAAGATCCTACCTTTCCTCTTTATGAAAATAATAGAAGGAGTAGTCAATTCAAATATATTGCAGCTGAATTAGTTTGGTACTTTACTGGCCGTAGAGATACTAATTTCATTTCAAAATTTGCAAAATTCTGGGAACAGATTGATAATGGAAATGGTACGGTAAATTCTGCATACGGTAATCTTATTTTTACAGATAAGAATTCTCATGGTCTTAATCAATATCAATGGGCATTACAGTCTTTAATTGAAGATAAAGATTCTCGTCAAGCTATTGTACATTTTAATACACCTTCTCATCAATGGAAAGGTAATAAAGATTTTGTATGTACTCTTACTGGTGTATTTCAGATTCGTGATAATCATCTTAACTTTACAATTGATATGAGATCAAATGATCTTATATTAGGTACACCAACTGATATTGCATTTTTCTGTCTTCTTCAACAACAGATGTATGAACATCTTAAAAAGTATTACCCAGATCTTGAATTAGGTACATATACTCATATTGTTCATTCTCTTCATATCTATGAAAGACACTTTACCTTAATAGATGAAATGTTAGATCATCCATTTGAACCAATGAGTTTTCCAGAGATAAGAGAATTCTTAATTGATCCTAACGGCAATTCTTTAGAAGGAATTAAAGAAATTGAATCTGAAATAGAATCAGATTCTGAAGTTTTACGAGTTAAAGATGATCCTTTACATCAATGGATAACCGATGCGGTTTTCATGGATATATAATAAAATCATCTATAATAATGAAGTACTTAAAACTGTTTGAAGAATTCTTAAATGAAGCCGCTGAAGAAACTGGGTTAAAGAAAGTTTATCTAGCCACTCGTCGTGATAGCGGACAAAGATGGTGGTCTTATAAAGGGTTCGCCGGTGATAAATTCTTTATCCAGGTTACTGAGAATAACATTGATAAGTTAGATATTAATCCTGAGTACCCGGTACTTAATTATCATAGTACCATTGTAGATGAGTTACTAAAGAAGAAAAAGATTAAAGAAGAAAACATCTATAATCATCCTAAGTATATTCCATTATCAGGTTCTAAGAAAGAATTTCATAAACTCGTAGGGGAGGATGAAAATGTACCTAAGACAGTTTATTCAAAGAATGAAGCATTAGAGAAGTTAAATTTTCCTATTATTGCAAAACCTGCAAATGGTCACAGTGGAATTGGAATCCAGGTAATTAAGAAGCCTGAGTTAATGGAAGAGATTGATGAGAAGATCTTCGATACTTTTTCTGAATATGTAGATAAAGTAGAAGAAATGAGATTCTTTAACTTTAAAGGTCAACCTATCTTTTGGATGGAAAGAACACCTGCAAACAGTAAAGCAAAGTCTGGTGATGGCAAGACCGATGAAGAAATGGAATTCAAGTATGCTAAGAGAAATGTTAATAACATACCAGAAGACTATAAAAAGGTTTTAGAAAAGTATTGCAAAACATTTGAAAAATTTCCCTATATTTGTTTTGATATGATGAAAGACAAAGAAGGAAAGATTTATGTAATTGAATCGAATGCTCAACCCGGCGTACCGTTCGATAGTACGGTTGAAATCTATAAGAAAGTATATGAAGATTTCTATGGTAAACCATTAGACGATAAATCTCTTCAAAAACTAGATAAATACGCAAAAGAAATGGTTGAAAGAACGCTAAAACGCGATAGTGGAAGATTTTCTGTAAAAAAGTAGAAAAAAGTCCACTAAAAATTTTCAAATCTCGTTTTTTTGTTTTATATTTGTACTGACGGTATTTTTATACTGTCTTAAAACAAATAATATGTCTGAAGAACTAAAAGAAATATCTGATTTTTACATTACATCGGATACGTGGTTTGGTAGACCACAGATCCTTGATATTGCAAGGAGGACCCAGTTTTCAAACATTGATGATATGAATGATCAATTCATCAAAAACTGGAATAAACATGTTAAATCAACTGACCTAGTTTTTCACTTAGGTAATTTTGCATGGGACCCTCATACCGCAAGAACCGTATTAAAAAAGCTTAAAGGTAAAATCTTTTTCATGATTGGAAATTCTGATGAAGCCTTAATTGAAGTAGCTGACGAATTTGCAAACGTCGAGGTTCTTGACCAACAAATAATTGAACTTCCGCAATTTGATTCTGTTCTCTGTCATTATCCTCTCGAGGTTTGGAATGGTAAATCATCAGGGACAATTCATTTTCACGGTCATACTGTTTTTTCTCACAAGACTGATCTTAGATCATCCAATCGTGTAAATGCTTGCATTGACTTTTGGAATTATTCACCAATTAAATTTTCGGCAATTAAAGAATTCGTACATGGCAAAAAGTAAAACCTACAAAGAACTGGCAATTGAGTTTAAGAAAACTCGCTCTGAAAGAATTTACAATGAACTTTACAAAAAAATGAGACCAGGATTATGGTCTTACGTAAATAACATTGTAAGAGATCCCGCTGTGGCTGATGATATTGTATCAACCACTTTAACTAATGTGTATCTAAAGATTGATCAGTATGATGAATCTTATCAGATTACGACATGGGCTTATCGTATTGCATATAATGAATGCATAGGATGGATTAGATTCCGTAACAAAAAGATAAGTATTAATGTGTTCACCGACGCAGGTGTTGAACCACCAACAAAAGATGGATTCCTTGAACCGGAACTTCATGTAAAAACTGAGGATGATTTCTGGGAGGAAGAAGATATCTTAACTGAACAGGTAAGAGTAACCAAAGAAGCAATTAACGCCCTGCCACCAATGTATAAGAGATACATGGTAGAGAGATTCCTTAATCATAAATCGTATAATGATATCTTGGATATCATGGTAGAATATGAAAAAGACATTAATCTTCAAACTGTAAAGAATCGTATCTTTAGAGGTAGAAAGATTATCCAAAAGCAGTTAGAGAAAATGAAACTCTTTTCTGAAGCATAAATAGATAAAATAAAGAACTATGTATATTTTTAAGCTCATCAATGAAATAAACATCTGGAGAAAGGTGAGGGCTATTGCATTGGAAAATGAAGAGCTCTTAAAAGAAAATGGATTCAGGGTAGACTGGGTAGGTAGAATTTACACAGTTATCAATCTACCCGAAGAAGTTGTAAATCAACCATTTTCCAGAGAAGGCTATGTACTTATGAAACTTCGTGAGTATGATAGTATGTTTCTTAATATGGGTATTGCTGATGCAATTGCACCCGAATTAGTTGAATTGGAAGATGTTGAAGCATACCTATTAATCTTATCACCAGACAGAGACTACATTAAACTTTGGCCGTTTATTGTATCATTATTCAAAACCGGTGGACTTATTCTTTTACTAAGATTAGTCTATCTTTTACTTTCCAATTATTGGGACAGAATTATATCTGTCTTTAATTGGATATTCTAAAAAATATGGCAACTAAAGAATCTCTTTTACAAACCGAAACAATAAATGGTAAACGATATTATGTTATAGGAGAACATAAGTACCCTTCAGTTACCACTATCTTAGGATCAATGACAGATTCGTCTGGTCTTGATAAGTGGAGAAAACAAATAGGTGAAGCCGAGGCAGATAAGATCTCTAAGTTTTCTGCTAATCGTGGTACAATCATGCATCAAATGATTGAATATTATTTAGGTTCAGAAAAAGAAACTCAAAAAGAAAGGCTTAGAGAAGCACAGGAAAAAATCATTACCTTTGTTGAAGCAGAAGGTTTTACTGAAGATGAATTAGAAGTTGGCAGAAAATTATTCTATAGTTTTTATAATAATGATCTCTTCAGTAAGATTGGTAAGGTTATAAGTATCGAGGAGACGATCTACTCCCACCAGATGGGAGGGTATGCAGGTAGAGTAGATAATATTTACGAGAATGTTTTATCTCATCTACTCATTCTAGACTTTAAGACATCCCGTAAGAGAAAGAAAAAAGAATGGATAGAAAACTATTTTATGCAGATTGCTGCATATTTTCTAGCATATTGGGAAATGACCGGTAAAAAACCGGACGGTGGAGAAATCTGGATAGGTGTAGAAAATGATGAGCCTCAGGTTTTTGAACTTACCTGGGATGATATTCAAGAATATGGTAAGAAATTCTTATCCCTAGTAAAGGAGTATCATAAACTCAATCCATTACCTCAGAATATATAAAAAAACAAAATAATGAATGAAACGCATACAAACATTCGAGAGCTTCTTAAATGAAAGCATATTAAATGAAGCAAAAGTTGTTATTTCTTTTGCTGAAGAGACTGTTTTTAGAAAGGCTCTTTCTGACGCAAATAAAATTTCAAGAGATTGGCGAGTCAAAATATCACCAGATAAGAAAGGTGAGTATGAAGGAGAAAAAGTTCCTTTTGCTATTGAAGTTTCAGGTAATGTTAATGATTTAATGGATTTTGTAAATGTTGCGACTGAGGTAATTAACGGAACACCTGTCTGGACAGATAACCAAAAAATATCAGATTTATTTTAATTATGAAACATATTCAGTCATTCGAGACTTTTTTTGCTAGAACTCTATCTGAGGAATTAGACCAAACGAGACATAAAGCGGCTAAACATATCGAGGATATTGAAACCGATAATGAGTCGGACAAAAAGGCTGAAAAGGATGCTCAGGATTATCTAGATGATAAAGCAGATTATTGCCCAAGATGTAAAGAACATAAGGACGATTGCCAATGTGCAGGGGAGGATCCTTGGTCTACTCAAAATTATCATAGAGTACCTCCTGGTAAAAAGGAGAAGAGTAAAGCAAAACAAGACTTCAAAACAAAATAAAGATATGGAAAAGATTAATTTATTTTTTGCAAAACATGGATCAAAAGTAATCACAATTCTTTTGATTCTTTTATACTTTAAATCATGCGGTGTTGATAGCGAATTAGAGAGACTTAAAAAGGAAGCTAAAGCAAATACCGAATTGATTAATAAGTTACCATCTGCAGCCGATGTAAAAATTGAAGGTTTAAATGCAGAGAAAAGAATGATCCAAGCAACAGATCGTAGAATGTTGGATGTACAACGCCAAAACGAAATTGAGAAAGAGATCGAAATATTACAAGGTAAATAATGGCAAATATCATACCAGGTGTACCAACGCCAAGTGATCCAACATGTGCTCTTACTATTTGCGGTAGAATTATAGCACAAGTAGATTGCATTAAGTATATAATGCAAGGTACATCTGCATGTATTGATATTCAGTTTTTTGGCGCAGATGGTCAACCTCTTGACCTAGATCGTTTTTGCGAAATGCAAATTCAATTAACGAATGAATTTGAATGCGTTGTTGCAAATTTTTGGTATCCTTCTGTTCCAACTGGATCAAAGGGATTTGATATTGAGATTTTACAATACACTACGACAGGTGGCAATATAGTAAATAAGGGTCTTCTTAGAATATGTTTATCAACTAACTGTACTCTTACTTCACCTGGTTCTGTTTTTGCAGAAATCATATTAAAAGAATGTTTACTTACTGGTGTTGAACAAATTATAACAGGTGTTCCTACACCACCTGAAGCAAACGGGGAAACCTTTGGTATTCCTTGTCTTCAGGTTGCAAATATACTTAATTCAAAAATCGCAAAGAATGGTGGTGCAGGGGGTTGTTTTCCTGGATACATTCCACCTCAACCAGGCAGTAGTGGAATAGGATATGCAATAGGATCAACTGGAGCAACAGGTATTCACGGGGCATCCGGTTTACAAGGAGAAGTAGGTTTAACCGGATCTACTGGACAACAAGGATTTATTGGTTCAACTGGGCTACAAGGGAATCAGGGGAATCAAGGTTTTACTGGATCAACTGGACCACAAGGATTTACTGGATCAACTGGACCACAGGGTGCAGGTGGAACATTAGGTTATTGGGGTAGTTTCTGGAGCGCGCAAACACAACCTAATCCGGTACCAAATGGCGCTAATGCAATGACATTCAATAATACTGATCCTGATTCTAATGGTGTTTCTATCCAGAATAATTCACAACTTACATTTGCATACGACGGTGTTTATAATATTCAGTTTTCTGCCCAGCTTGATAGAGTAGCTGGTCCTGCATCTGCAAATGAAGTAGATATTTGGTTTTCAAAGAATGGCGTTCCAATACCTGATTCTAATACACATGTCGTTGTTGCAGGAATTACTTCTGCATCTAAAGAAGTAGCTGCATGGAATTATCAACTTAAACTTAATGCAGGAGATTACATTGAATTATACTGGTCATGTCCTAACACAAATGTAGAACTTATCTATGTTCCTGCTCAAGTAAGTCCTCTTCGCCCTGGTGTACCTTCTGTTATTCTTACTGCACAGCAGGTAACATATACTCAAACTGGTGCAACGGGCGCAACTGGTTCACAAGGCGATCAAGGTTTTACCGGTTCAACTGGAACACAAGGTTTTACCGGTTCAACTGGAACACAAGGTTTTACCGGTTCAACTGGTCCTCAAGGTGCAGGCGGTACCTTAGGTTATTGGGGTAGTTTTTGGAGTACACAAACTCAACTTAACCCTGTGGCAGATGGGGCTAATGCAATGACCTTTAATAATACAGACCCAGACTCAAATGGTGTTTCTATTCAAAATAATTCACAACTTACATTTGGATATGATGGTGTTTATAACATACAATTTTCTGCTCAACTTGATAGGGTGGCTGGTACGGCATCTGCAAACGAGGTAGACATTTGGTTTGCAAAAAATGGAATAGACATCCCAGATTCCAATACTCATGTTGTTGTTGCTGGAATTACTTCTGCATCTAAAGAAGTAGCTGCATGGAACTATCAACTTAAACTAAATGCGGGGGACTACATTGAACTCTATTGGTCATGTCCTAATACCAACGTTGAACTTATTTATATTGCACCAGAAGTTAGTCCAGCGCGACCTGGTGTACCTTCTGCAATTTTAACTGCTCAACAAGTAACATACACACAGGTCGGTGGAACTGGTGCAACTGGTATACAAGGCAACCAGGGTGATCAAGGTTTTATTGGAGCAACTGGAGCACAAGGTAACCAAGGTGATCAGGGGTTCATTGGAGCAACGGGTTTTGATGGAGCAACTGGAGCACAAGGTAACCAAGGTGATCAGGGGTTCATTGGAGCAACGGGTTTTGATGGAGCAACGGGTTTTGATGGAGCAACTGGAGCACAAGGTAATCAAGGATTTATTGGGGCAACGGGTTTTGATGGAGCAACTGGAGCACAAGGTAATCAAGGTTTTATTGGAGCAACTGGGACACAAGGTAATCAAGGATTTATTGGTGCAACTGGTTTTGATGGATCAACCGGCCCACAAGGCGCGGGCGGCACCATTGGTTATTATGGATCTTTCTATAGCACAGCAATCCAAACCAATGCAGGTGCCTCATCTGCTAATGTAATTACATATAATAACACTGACATAAGTAATGGTGTAAGTATAGTTTCAAATTCACAAATTACTATCGCTAATCCAGGTATCTATAATATACAGTTTTCTGCACAACTTAACAAAACAGATAGCGGTGTTGATGAAGCCTATATTTGGTTATCAAGAAATGGTAGTAATGTTCCGGAGTCCAACACTATTGTTGAACTAGATAAGAATAATATGAAACAGGTTGCTGCATGGAATTTCCTTGTAGAGACCACCAACCCAAATGAATATTTTGAACTCTATTGGCACAGTACCGATTTAGATATAAGACTCTATGCTGAGCCTGGTTCAACTGGACCAACTAAACCTGCGATTCCTTCTGTTATCCTAACAGTTCAACAAGTTACATATACTCAAATAGGAGCATCTGGTTTAACTGGTGCAACTGGACCTGCTACTTCACTTTATTTACTTGAAGCGTATGCAAATGTGACATACACTTTACCAGGTGGTTTTACTGATGATACCTGTAGATATAGTATTGTGAATAATACGGTAAATGTACCAAGTGGTTGGTTTAATACATCAACATATAGATTTACACCTCAAAAGGTAGGTTATTGGGAAATCACCGCATCATACGATATTTATAGAAATAGTGAAGCAAGTATGGCGATTAGGAAAAACGGTGGAGTAGTGGCAGCTGCCGGTTCTTTTAACGCGGTAGCCCAACAAATAACAAAAATTGTGTATCTAAACGGTTCAACTGATTATATAGACGTTATGAATACTGGTGGGGCATCAAACTCAAGGGCACAATTTGATAGTAGGTCTTGGTTCCAAGCGAGATGGATTGGTGAATAATGCCATTAAGAATAAATAATTAAAATAAGTCATGAAAAATAAACTTGTTCATTATTTTATCATAGGTATCTTCTGTAGCCTCTATTTCTTAGTAGCTACAATCTCTATGATAAACTCGGTTGCATTTTTTGACCTTGCTCATAATGGAGTTATGAACTGGGCACTTGCAATTGGATTTGAATTAGGAGCCGCGGCTTCTCTTGCTGCTATCATTATCCTGGATAAAACAAATAAGACAATGGTATGGACATTGTTCCTACTTCTTACCGCATTTCAAATGATGGCCAATTCATTTCATGCATTCATAAATCTCGAAAACTATATGCCTTGGATAGAACTATTTGGTCTTGAAGAGGAAGAACCTATATTCCAAAAAAGAATTCTCTCAATTGTAAGTGGAGCCGTATTACCTATCGTGGCTCTAGGATTTATTAAATCATTGGTTGATTACATCAGACCTGAAAAAACTGAGGAAACCGCAACGGCAGTTATTGAAAATAAACCAGCCGAGGTTCCTACAGAACCACAAATAGAAACCCCTAAGGTAGTGGAAGAAAAAGTGGAAACCCCATCTGTTATTGGTGATTCAAAGGTAGGTCATGTTACTATAAACCCCGAAGTTACTGAAACTAAAGAAGATGTAGTGGCTACCAAACAACAAATCCCACCGGTTAAAAATTACAATCCTAAGCCATAAGTTTTACTTATGAACTTATTAACCCAAAAAAATATAAAGGTATGCCAGCTAGAACCTATGATGATGAAGTGTTTCGCGAAAAGCGAACTATAAAAAATCCAATAAAATTTAAGATACCCCTAAATGAAGAACAAAAAGCAGCAAAGGATATTATTTTAGCAAATACAATAACTCTCCTTGCTGGTAAAGCTGGTAGCGGTAAAACATTATTAGCATGTCAAATTGCATTAGATGGTCTATTTCGTAGACATTTTGAAAAGGTAATTATTACGAGACCTACTGTCTCAAAGGAAGAGATAGGATTTCTTCCAGGTGATCTCCATCAAAAAATGGATCCATGGGTACAGCCAATTTATCAAAACATGTATCTCTTGTATGGAAAGGATAAGATTGATCCTTTTATTCAAAGCGGTCAAATTGAAATTGTACCAGTTTCATTTATGAGAGGGCGAACATTTCTTGACTCTTGTGTTATCGTCGATGAAGCACAAAACGTTACCAATGAACAGATGGAAATGATTGTTACAAGAGTAGGTCTTCGCTCAAAGATGATTATCTGTGGTGATGACGGTCAGGTTGACTTAAAGAATAAGAGCGATTCTGGTTTTAGATTTTTGTATAACTGCGCAAAGAAAATAAAACATCTTGCTGCTATTACATTATTTCAAAATCACAGAGATCCTATTGTTGATACTCTTATTGATGTGTATGAAGAAGAGAATTTAAGAAGAAATGGCGGAAAGCCTAATAAATAGAAAAAATGAACCATTATGATATTAAAGAAAGGATCCAAGGGAAATGATGTTAAAGAATTACAAAGATTCCTTGGTATTAAAGATGACGGGAATTTTGGACCAGGAACTGAAGCCGCTGTTAAAAAATGGCAAGCCGCAAATGGTCTTACCGCTGATGGTATTGTGGGTCCTGCCACTTGGAACGCTATGGGTGTTGCTACTACTGATGCTTCGGAAAAAGTTTATACAACAACAAATGGATTAATAGTCAATCGCTATTATATGCCTACTGATGAGTATTTACAAGGACCTATTAAACCAGAATGGGTATTCCTCCACCACACAGCAGGATGGCATAATCCTTATAATACTATTGATAACTGGGCAAAGGATACTCGTGGAAGAATTGCAACGGAGTTCGTTCTAGGTGGTCCTTCGGTTAGAGGTAATGACGATAAGTACGATGGTGTAATGGTCCAGGCATTTCCTGAAGGAAATTATGGATGGCACTTAGGTCAATGTGGATCTCAAAAAATGCATAAGAATTCAGTAGGAATTGAGGTATGTAATTTTGGATATGTAGTAAATGGTAAAACATATGCAGGTACTCAAGTTACACAATCCCAAACTGTTGAATTAGCAAAGCCTTTCCGTGGGCATAAAATATGGCATCGCTATTCAGATGCTCAAATTGAATCATTAAGACTCTGGATTCTTTGGATTGCTGAAAGAGATAATATTGATGTAAGAGCAGGATTACCAGCCTTAATTAAAAAGAATGGTGCTGCTGCATTTGAGTGGAATGAAGATGCTTATTATGGTAAGGTTAAAGGACTATGGACTCATACTAATACAAGAAAAGATAAGGTTGATATGTTCCCTCAACAAGAATTGATGGATATGTTAACAAACCTCTAAAAATAGAAAATATGAAATGGCAAAAGCTAAAGCTGGTGTAACTGATTCTTTCAGAAAGAAACCTAAGGTATCACGACCTGGGATTCAGGCTAAGACAAAACAGTCTAAGAATAAGAAATCAAAGAATTACGTTAAACCATATAGAGGTCAAGGTCGCTGACTTAATGTCATAGACATTTTTGTATTTTCATGAAATCCATGACATTTTTTGTAGTGTTTTCTTAAAAATATAGTTTTGCACGGTTTTTATAGTATAATAAACAAATAGGGGAAACTCTATTATAATAAAAAACTAAAAAAATATTAAGCTATGTTTTATTACAATTCAAATCACTTTGATAACCTACTAAAAGATGCATTTAAAGATTGGCCTACATGGTCAACAACATTAACATCAACTGGTAATCACTATTCAGAAAAAACTGATGATGGGTATAAGTTGGAAATTGCAGTTCCTGGCTTAACTAAAGAAGACCTAAAGGTTAAGATTATTAAAGGTGATCTTAACATTACCTGTGAAAAAGAAAATCACTGGGTTTCTCGTTTTGACAAAACATTTAATCTACCTAAGGATGCAAACATTAAAAAGGTAAAGGCAACAGTTGAAAGTGGTATCTTATTAATTACAATTCCTGTAAATGAAGATCCTGAAAACATTGTTGAGATTATTTGAAACAAGATAGGTAAACTTGTATATAAATAAAAAACAATAGATATGGAAAATCAAAATCCTCAAGAATTAACCCAAGCACAGGCAGTAAATGTTTTAATCCAGGCCGCTCGCATTGCACAGTCAAAGGGAGCATTCACGCTTGAAGATGCAGAATTAGTTTCTAAAGCAATTAAGGCGTTTGTACCGGTTAACCAAGAAAATGGCCAGGATCCTGTGATTAACGAGTCTTCTAATGAAGTCGTTGAACCGGTAATTGAAAAAGCATAAAGTGGTTAAACTCTTGGTTTTGATAGAGGATCTGAGAAATCAGATCCTCTTTTTTTTCTTACAGATAAATAATAAAATTAAGAACCTGCAGATGAAGAGGAGAATTCCTAAAATAGTAGTTAACCCTACGAGAGTACAACCTAATAGACCAATTCAGGTTGTTAATCAAGTACAACCACAGAGACAACCAGTTCAGATTAATAATGCACCAACTGCACCATTAAATAAAAGGACTACCTTTTCTGCAAAGAGTTCAAATAGAGTTTTTATTTTAGGCGGTGGGCCTTCAATGAAAGATATGAATCTTTCTTTTCTAAAAGATGAAGATGTTATTTGTGTAAATAAGTCGATTGATCTGGTAAGAAATCCTACATTCTTTATTACAATGGATTATAGCTTTTTTGGAAAAGTAGGGGCATCAGTTCAAACTATAGCAGCAAAGGCTAAAAGTAGTCATTTTGTAATTAATAAAGGTCATAAGTATATACAAGAAATAAATGGAACTTATGTTGATGTTAGAAATAATCTAAGGTATACAGGCCTTGAACATTTTTCATCAGTAATTGAATCAGGTTTAACTACTCATGATAGGAGTGGATTTGGACTTTCTCTTAAAGAATTTTGCCACGGTGATAACAGTGGTTATTGTGCAATTCAATTTGCAATTTTAGCAGGATATCGTGAAATTTACTTATTAGGATTTGATTTAGGAAATACCAATATTCATTCAGAAACTCATTTTCATGGAGCTTATCCTAAAGTACCATCTGAAACATTTAGACAAAAGTTAGGTACATATACAGCAAATCTTGTATCATCAATGTCTAAAGTATCAACAAAGAGTTCTGTTAAAATAATGACAATGACACCATCACCATTAGAGGCTGTAATTCCTTTGATTAAAACTGTAAGAGGCGTTGATAAAGTAGAATTAACGCAACCTCCTAAAGAAACGCCTAATCCAACATCTTCATTGTCAGATTTAGTAATAGTTGCATATTATACACTTAATACACCCTATGAAGAAGAAGCTAAAAAATTAATTAGATCTTTAAGTAGATTAGGACTTACTTATGATGTAGTTGGGGTTAAAAATCTTGGTGATTGGCAAGCAAATACCAGATTTAAGGCTAAGTTTATGGAAGATATGTTAAACAAACATTTAGGTAAAAATCTTTTATACGTTGATTCCGATGCAATAGTTCATAGTAAACCTATTCTTTTTGAAAATTATGATTGTGATATTGCTGTAAGATGGCAAGACTTTAGATGGAGACAAAATGAATGTCTAAGCGGAACCATATTTATGGCAAATAATGAAAAGACCAGAGAACTTTGTAAAAGATGGCAAAGAATTAATATAAGCGAAGGTCCTAATGCAAAAACATTTGAACAGTGGAACTTAGGTTCGGTAATTAAACAAATGGAATCAGAAGGAAAAATAAAAACAAATAATCTACCGGCAGAATATACATTTATCTTTGATAGCATGAGAGCAATGTATCCTAATGCAGTACCTGTTATTGAGCATTTTCAGGCAAGTAGAAAATTAAGAAATAAACTATAATTATTTATGAAAATAAATGAATACTTTGATAAAGTAATATGCATTAATCTTGCCAAGCGATATGATAGGTGGGAAGAAATGCAGGAGCAGTTTAATAAGCATAAAATTAAAGTAAGTAGATTTAATGCAATTGATGGAAATCCTATGGGATGGAAGAGCGAGAATTTTGCAGGAAAGGAAACCTCATTCAATGGCGCCATGGGTTGTATTGCAAGTCATGTTAATGTATATAGTTTAGCCAAACAAAATGGTTGGAAAAATGTTTTAATTATTGAAGATGACTGTGATTTTATAGATAATCTAAATGAAATGTTTGAAGAGTCTATAAAAACATTACCTAATAAATGGGATCTTTTATATTTTGGTGGAGTTCATGAAACGCGAGGTGGTAAATTCGTTCCTGAAAAATTTAATAAGTATTTTGTTAGGGCAAAGAGAATTATAACAACTACATGTTATGCAGTTAATCATACTGCATATGATTTAATTTTAGATACCGTCTTAAAAAAGAAACCTTATTTTGATTGTCCTATAGATACATACTTAGGAGCTTATATACAGCCTAGTTTAGAAACATATGCCTATCATCCACCGATTGCATGGCAGAGACCAAGTCATAGTGATATTCAAAATGCCCACCGTGACTATTCAGAAATGATGAAAAAGAATAACATAAAATAGCATTATGAAGATTGATTACATAATTGCAACTTTATATAGAGATACATTAGATAGAGCTATAAAATCTATAACAGACGAAGGTACAAATCATAACATTTTTGCTATCGGACATATTAAGGATGGACGAGGGTGTGGTAACAGAAATGCAGGTTTATCTCAAGTTAAAGATAGTGATTGGATTATTTTTCTGGACGATGATGATTATCTAGTTAGAGGATTTAGTAAACAACTTGATAATAATTTTGATATTGTTGTTTTTAGGATGTCCCAGGATGCATCTAATCCATATTACCCACCTAAAATTATTCCAAGAGTATGTAATAAATGTTCTGAAACTACATCAAAAGGATGCTGTTTACATAGTGGGAATGTTGGTAGTAATTTTGCAATAAAGACTTCATTTTATCTTAAGTATAAATGGTTATTTGATTGTTCTGTTAGGATACCAGACTGGCATTTCTTAGAAAGGGCAATTGAGAAAACCGATAAGATAAAAGTTACAAAAGATATATTTTATGTTGCTCCAATGGGAGGATATAATAAAGTAAAACCTAATGGAAAAAAATAAAAGAGTATGATAATAACAGTTTATAATGATGTTATACCACGAGATGTTGTGGAGAGCCAAAGAAAGGTATTTGAAAAATTTGGAGAAAGGATTATACAAATTAAACCGAAAGTATGGGAAGGGCATGCCCATACAGTTGATTCTCATTTAAGAAATAACGAATGGGAATATGCAATAGTAGTTGATATTGATTGTATTCCTCTAAATAAAGATGTGATTAAAGAAGCAAGAGAATGGGCTTTAAAGAATATAGGATTATATTCAGTTGCACAAAATCCTAATCATATACCAGGTGCTCCTGATTATGCAAGCCCAGCCTTTATTGCATTTTCAAGAAAGACTTATGAAGAACTAGGAAGACCCAGTTTTCAAGGAACTAAGACCTGGGATGTTGGTGGTGAATTAACCTATAAGGCAAGAGAAAAAAATATGCCGATAGTATTAATGTATCCAAGTCATGTTGAAATTCCTAAATGGAAATTTAAAGATGGAAAAATGTTTGGAATAGGAACTACTTATGCAAATAAAATATATCATCATTTTGAAGGAAGAAGAGTAACAAAAAGTTTTTTAGATAAATGTAAACAAATTTTATTATGAAAAAGACAATTATAATTATCCCTGCAAGATGGGGATCAACTAGACTACCTGCAAAACCACTTGTTAAGATCTTAGATAAAATAATGATCCAATGGGTTTATGAAGAATGTAAAAAATCATTGGCGGATGAAGTCTATGTGGCAACAGACGATGAAAGAATCCGCACTAAGGTTAATGAATTTGGTGGTAAATGTATAATGACAGGTGAATGTAAAACCGGAACAGATCGTGTATTAGAAGCTGCTAAAGATCTATCATATGATATTCTTATAAACATACAAGGCGATGAACCTGGTATATCATTTAGAGATATTAACTCTCTTATTAATCTGGCAAATAGAAACACACAATCAGTTTCTACATTATCATCTCTTTTATCCAAAGAAGAACTAACCAATAGAAATGTAGTAAAACTCATTAAGTCTGGTAAAAAGGTTGTAATGTTTACCAGGAGCAGTTCTTATCTTTTTAGTCCTGATGTAGAAAAGCATATTGGGGCATATGCATTTCCTAAGGAGATTGCAGAAAAGATAGGAAAGCTTAAAACACAAACAGAAAATGAGATTGCAGAATCTTTAGAACAGTTAAGATGGGCAGATTCTGGAATATCATTTGTATGTAATACAGTTCTTCATGCTGCAAAGGGTGTTGATACACCAGAAGACTTAAAAATGATTGAAACATATCTTAAACAAAATAGAAAACAATCAATATAAAACTAAATACCGTATTATGCAACAACAAATGAATCTAGATATTAATAATACAACTGAGATTGTCTGTGAGAGTTGTGGTAATAATACATTTAGACCAATCTTCTTTTTGAGAAGATTAAGTCCACTTATTTCACCTGATGGCAATGCCCGTCTTATTCCTATGGATTCACTTGCATGTTTAAAATGCGATCATGTAAATAAAGACTTTAACCCAATTCCCCCTCAAATACAAACAGAAAAATAAAACATGGAAAACAACGAAAAAGAAGTAGTACAAGAGCCTTTAAAGAAAAGCGAATTAATTGCTAAACAAAAGGAACTTATGGAGCTTAATGAAAAGCTTCTTAAAGAAATGCAGGAAAGAGAGTATACCATTGATCTTAACAACAAAAAGATTTTTGATCGTCTTGTTAAATTTCTTGAAAAGGATGCTCCTTGGGGTCATACCACTGCAACTGGTTTGGTTATGTTATATCATAATCTTCGCGAGCAGAAAGATATCATTATTAAGACAAAGGATTGGGATGGTAAGATCCAATTAAGATCTGCCAATGTAACTATTCTTTGGTCAATGGTTACTAAAATGACCGGAAATGGATTCCATGAAGCCAAAGCCTTTATTGAATTAATGGCTGTATGTGGAGAAACTTTGGCCGGTGCTGTACAACGTGCCCACCAAGATAATCAACAACTTCGTGAAAATCATGCTAAGTTATCTCAAATTGATGATCAATTAGCAGATCCTAATATCATCAATGATATTGAAGAATCCACAGAGACTGTATCTATTGCTAATGAAGTAGACCCAGTAACTGAAGCATAATGGGATTCCACAAAAGATACATAGATAATCAACAGGTTATTCGCCTATTTAATGAAGGGGGGTCTGACCGGGTTATTAAATGGTATACCGGTAAGGTTGACTCTTTAATCCTAGAAACCGGACTAGCATCTGACATTAATAAGATTTTATCAGATGGTGAATGGACAATGTTTGGTCAGGCAAAAATTGCCGAAGAAGTTACTAAACGGATTCATCAAGAATTAGGAATAGAAGAAATTAAAAAATAAGGGACTTCGGTCCCTTTTTATTTCTCTATGTCATGATGAATAAATAAAAAAAGATATCCTAACATGAAATTTATTAAAACGTTTGTTAACTTCTTGACAGAGAAGAAGGAGGAAAAGGATTTTGAGGATAAAATAAAAGGTCATGGCTATTTTAAGGGAATATCTACTTCAACCGCCCGTAAGAAAATGGATCAGATGAAAGATCAGGCCGCTAAACCTGACGATGATCCTTCTGCTTATAAAGAATTACCAGGCGACACTAAAGGAAAGAAACTTCTAAAACCTTCTAAACATACTAAGAATTATCAGGATCTTTATGCTGATGATGAAAAGGAAACAAAAAATGAATCCATCATTAATTGGGAACTTTATCAACAACTAAAAGGTGGATCTACGAAAATTGAAAAAGAGCTTAAATATCAGATAGCTGAAAAGTACATAACTATAACAGCAACCGGACTTAATAAAGATGATAAAGCTGCTCTTATCAAAATGGGTGCAAATGTTACTATGATGGGCCCAGGATGGTATATAAATCTTAAAGATACTGATAAGAAAAAGATATTGGATTATCTTAATAAAGAAGGTATCGAAGTAAATGAAAACATTAATGAAGAATCTGGTGGAGATCGTTCACCGATTGATAATGATGCAATTGAAACTGGGTTAAAGAAAAAGAGTGAAGAAACTGGAGTTCCTCTTCCACTCCTTAGAATCGTAATGCGTCGTGGTATGGCTGCATGGAAGAGTGGTCATCGTCCAGGTGCAGGACAAGAACAGTGGGGTTATGCAAGAGTTAATTCATTTTTAACCCAAGCACCAGGTACTTGGGGTCGTCCTATTAAAGATCCTAAGAAAGGTGCAAAGGATGCCTATGGTGCTGATGCCGATGTTGCACAAGAAGTAATTAAAGGTGGACATGATAAAAATTTAAAGAAAGGATAATGAAAACTATAAAACTTTTTGAAGAATTTAAAGAAGCAACTTCTTGTCCGGTACCAACTAAAGATTTAGAAGTTAATACCAAAAATCGTAATAGAGCAATTCATGCAGACTTTATTGATTATGGTCCTCTTAATGTAGATGAACCTGCTGGGTATTGGGAACATCTCGCAGATCATTGGAAAACTAGTGTAGAAGCTGCTAAGAAATCAACGTGTGGAAATTGTGTTGCATTTGATATAGCTCCTCGTATGTTAGATTGCATGCCAGGTGAAATTAGCGATGAAGATGGAAAGTTAGGTTATTGTTGGATGCATCATTTCAAATGTCATTCTGCACGTAGCTGTTATACTTGGGCAAAAGGCGGTCCTATAACTGATGATAAAGTATCATATGATTGGCAAGAAAGAAATCTTGATGCTGCAAATAATCCAAACCCTATTAAGTAATTGTTAAATATGAAATTTGTAAAAAACTTTAATGACTATCATAAGGTATCTGAAGGACTCAAGTATCATATAGAAAATGGTTTGGATTTAACCAACAGTGTTTATCGCTTAGGTTCAGATTCATATACCAATCTATTTGAAGAAGTAAAACAGTATTGGGATAAAGGTAATATCATTCTAAACGGAAAAAGCGGTTGGATGGCAAAAAACCTTGAAGTTGGAAAACCTGCTGTTTATAATGACCGTAAAACTGGAAGAACTACCAAAGTAAAACTCGATTCACCGGAAAGAGGTGGAAATAAAAAGTTTATCGTTTATCGTAATACAGGTCGTACTGATGAAAACGGTAATGTAATTGCAAAAAAGATTGAATGGGGTGATCCGAACCTTACTGTAAAGAATGATGATCCAGGCAGAGCCGCATCATTCTGGGCAAGACACGGTTGTGATAAAGCTGAAAAAATGGATCCTAATAAGGCAGGTTTCTGGGCATGCTATGGTCCAAGTCTGTTCGGGAAGCAGTTAGGTTTAAGTAGTACTGAACCTTGGTAAATAAATAAACAAATAATATAACAAAAGATATGAAACATATTCCTAATTATTCTGAATTTAAGAAAATTAATGAAGCCTTTGCTACTTCAATGACAACGGTTCAGACTGATGCTAAATTAAATCAAGCGGCAGATATCATTACAAATTTCTTAAATAAGAAAACCGGTAAAGCATTTAAGAAATTCCCATTCCTAGTATATTCAGGTGGAACTCCAGGTATTATGCTTTATAGCGATAAAGATAATTCTGCTGTTAGAATCAGTGGCGGTTCAGGTCGTTTTCCTGGTGTTGTTGGTCAATTAGATTACTTCTCTGATGGAGCTTCTCATACGGCTGATTTTTCTGTTAGTAGTGAAACATTTCCAATCGTTGCATTACTTAATGAATTTGTTAAATTAGTTAATGAACCTTCATATGCATCAGAAGTAGAATCATTAACAGAATCTACATTAAATGAAGCAACTAAATCGTTCTCTCCAGCTGAACAAAAAACAATCTTAAGCAGATTGGATAAAGGAGAAAGCGGTGCTGCTATTGCAAGAGATATGGGAGTATCGTATGGTATGATTTTACAACTTAAGAGAAATGTAAGTGTACCTGAAGATGAGAGTCCTGCTGTAAAGGCAAATGAATTAACATTACAAGATAAGGTTAAACTATTAGATGAAACGCTTGATGACCTTTATGAAATTACAAGAAGACTTGCCGCTGGCGCATTTACTTCTTTAATGGTTTCAGGTAGAGCAGGTACTGGTAAAACATTCTCCGTTACTAAAGCCTTAAAGGATGAAGGACTTATTGAGGATGATGACTTTATCGTTGTATCTGGTGCAGTATCAGTTATTATGATGTATAAGAAAATGTATCAATATAGAAACCAGGTTCTGGTATTTGATGACTGTGATGCTGTATTCCGCGATGAGAATGGCCGTAACATCTTAAAGGCTGCCCTTGATACTAAAAAGACTAGAAGAATCTCTTATCTTAAGAAGAGCGGATTAGTATTTGATCCTAAGGATTTTGAAAATAATCCAGAGGGTGAATTTAATGCAATTGAAAATGGATTAGTTCCTGCATATTTTGATTTTGCCGGTAGAGTGGTATTTATTTCAAACCTACCTAAAGATAAGGCTGACCCGGATGGGGCTATTCGTTCAAGATCAATCTTAATTGATGTTAATCCTGATGATATGACTCTAATGGAAAGAATTAAAATTCTTTTACCGGATCTTGAACCAAGAGATATGCCTCTCAAAGATAAAGAAGAAATTTTTGAATTTATGAAACGTGCAAAAGACGTCTCAATGAGAACATTTGTTAAGGCTGCTGGTTTCAAACAGGCAGGTTTAAACAATTGGGAAAGAATGGCACAAAGATATCTATAATATATGAAACACTTTAAATCATATAGTGAGTTTAAACTCCAGGAAAAGTACGAAGGCGTAGAGGTTAGTACTAGACGCTACGAAAGAGTACATGGTAAAAAACCACGTGGAAATGGAATGTGGGCATTTTACCTTGATCCAGTTGGTGATGAACCTATTTTTACTCCATCTGCTATGAATTATGCCGATGCCGTTAAATGGGCATCTCTTAAAGCCAGAAACATGGGTAAGAAAGTTATCTATGTTGGTGAATCACTTAATGAAGCATTAAAGATTGGTGATTTTGTTCGTTATAAAAAGGATAATGACTTTACTGGTGGAAAGATTACAGATCTTAAAAGTGGAAATGCAATTGTAAAAAATTGGGATGGATCCGAATCAGAATTTAAGCTAGGTGATTTAGAATATGTTAAATCATGGAATGAAGCCGAAAAGAGAGGTGATAATAAAATTTACTTCAATAAAATGAGCGATATTGACCATACTAGACTTGTTAAATGGATGGGAAAAAATTTAGATAGCGATTATAACGATTATAAATTTACAAAAGGTGGGAAAACAAGCACAGACACTCACACCCTAGACACTACTAAATTATCGGAAACCGAACTTAAAGATTTAATCCACTACCTGGAAAGTCAAAGATATAAATTCTATACCGAAATTTGGTTACCTGCTTACGAAAGTGTTAATGAACGCGAATACACCGATGAACAAAGAATGGATATGGCTGATAAAGGCCTAGCCTTACCTGATGGCAGCTTTCCAATTAAAGACTTAGAGGATCTTAAAAATGCTATTCAGGCATACGGCCGCTCAAAGGATCAATCCGCTACTGCTAAATTTATTGTTAAGAGAGCAAAAGCTTTAAGTGCTGAGGATCTTATTCCTGATACCGAGGATTTTCAAAAAGCTTTAAAGGAAACTATTACTGAAGGTAATGCATTTCTTGCTGCTCGTGCAAAAGCCATCGAAGAAGATGCTGAAGAGTTTGAATTTAACGGTAAGAAATATCCTGTTCTAAACAGACCTAAGAAACTTAATGAAGAGCTTTCTGATAATGATGCCTATAAGATTATAGATATAGGTTCAAAGTTTTCTAAGGAAGTAGGCGGTCATTTACTTGCAACTCAAACATTTGATACAGCAAACGATTTTGTTGATTATCTTCTCTCTGAATTTATTCCAAAGAAGGATCATCCAAAATTCTTAAAATCTGTTAAATCTCTAATGGAATCAGATTCATCAGAGGAAGATACCGACGAAGAATACATTGATCCAGCTACTTTACCACAATCGGTAAAGGACTATGTTTCTTCTAATTATTCAGATGCTAAAATAACTAAAGCTGAAAGTGATGAAGATGGTTTTGAAGTATACTTAAGCAATGGATTAGAGCTCGTATTTGGACCTGACGAAAAATTCATTAAAGCCGTAAAAGAATCTTAAAGATGAAATACTTTAAAAAATATAATGAATTTGTTACTGAAAAGATTGCATATCCTGACGGGGATAAATCTACAGGTGATAAGATTCTTGATAAATTTGCTAAATTGATTAATAGTCCATCTAGTACTGTTAATATTATGTCATGGGCGGTTCAGGGTAGAAGTATACCTTTTATGACTGGTACCGAATCATTTTCTGTAAATGCTAATCCATCGCAAGACTATTTTTGGATTAATACATCAAAGGGAAAATTTAGACTACCTAAAAAAGATATCAAAAAGGCAGAAGAACTTTATGATGAGGTAGAATCTATTATACAGACAGGTAAGCCTAAAAGGAGTGTTGAAGAATCTCTTAATGAATCTACTTCACTAAAGAATGCAATCGCTATTCTTAAAAAGGAAAACATTATGGCATATCCTAACCCAGAAGATTTGGCAAAAGCAATTCACAAACACTATAAAGAAATTACAGGTAATAAATATGAAGATGCCGTTGAAATGTCAATGAATGATAAGGTAGCTGATATCGTATCATATTTTAAGATTGATGGCTCTGATTTTATGTCAGCCTGGGATAAAACAATAAAAGACTAAAAAATTATGATTACATCATTTAATAATTTCGTAAACGAAAACTTTGGAGAAGCCCAAGACATTTATGGTTCATTCTTCGTGGCTATGTTAGGCCTTAGAGATCAGGCTCATATTTTCCATTGGCAAACGGAATCATTTGCACAGCATAGCGCATTCGGTGGATTTTATGATTCATATCTCGACCTTGTTGATAAACTATCAGAATCATTAATTGGCATTCATGGAAGACCTTCTTTTATGGAGGCTGAAATTGAGTTATATGGTTACAGTGAAGAAAATATAGCAATGTTTTTAGAAAAAGCATATGCCCTATTCTTAGGTCAAGGTACTGAATTGGCCGGAGGTAATACCGAAATCAAGAATATCATCGATGAGATTATTGCTGAACTTGATAAATTAAAGTATCTTCTTACTTTAAAGTAATGAAATACATTAAGGCATACGAATCATTCTTATTTGAAGGAAAACCTAAAGGTGCTCCTGATTGGCATGATAGTGATGCACCAGATGCGGAGGGTCGTTTTAAAGAATTAAATCCTAAAGATCTTGCTGCGTGGTTAATTAAGACAAGAAAGGGCGATCTTAAGAGAATAAGTGGTTCGCTAACTCAACAGGTTGTTTTTAACCGTAATGATGATCCTGCATATGCAGATAAAATGGAAAAGACTCGTAAAGAAGTTTATAAACAATTAGGGAGAGAAGACCTATTAAATAAAAAGGATTAGATGAAAAACATTGTCTTAGATAATTTACAAACAAATTTTTGGTTTAACTATCCTAATTTTTATACCGAGGTTTCACAAAAAGATTATAAGATATTTGTGGAGGTTGGTGTTTGGAAAGGTCATTCAATTTCTTATCTTGCAAAAAAACTAAAAGAATCTAAAAAAGATTTTAAAGTTTATGCAGTTGATTTATTTGAAAATACATCAAAAGAAGATTGGGGTTATCTAAAAGAAGTTCCTTATATTTATGAAATCTATAATGAAGTTCTAAAGAGAGAAGGTGTTAGAGATGTCATAACAGATATTAAAGGATGTTCTTGGGATATGGCATCTAAATTTGAAGATCATAGCATAGACTTTGTTTTTATAGATGCAGGTCATGATTATGAATCTGTTAGTAAAGATATTAAAAATTGGTTACCAAAGATTAAACCGGGCGGTATGATATCTGGTCATGATTTTTATAATTCTTCAGGGGTAGCCCAAGCAGTTAAGGAATTAGTTCCAGATTTTAGAATTAGTTCAGAAAAAATTTGGTTTAAGCAAATCTAAAAAAGTATTAAATGTGTTGTAAAAATTGTAAATGTAAAGATCTAACTGCATCTAAAATTATTGAGCAGATGGATGATACAAGAAAACCTTTTGTTGATACGAAGGTTGATAAGAACACAAGAATACGAAATTTTCACCCACAATACGAAGACCACTTATTTAAGTGGCATTGGGATGATGAAGATCGTTGGATTGAAGCCATCAGTGAAAACGATTGGCAATTTCAATTTGATGATGAACTACCACAATCCTTAGAACCTAATAAGATAATTATGATTCCAAAGGGAATTTATCATAGACTAATTAAAGGTTCAAATATCCTGACTATCAAAATATCAGCTGTTCCTAATTAAAAGCCGGTCTTAAACCATTTTCAATCAATGAGTATAATTAATATACATTGAAACATGGGCGAAATATATCCGGAAGATAATATAGAAAGAGAACCAATCAGACAGCAAAAGATGAAAAAACCATCTTTGCAGGTTCTAGAAGCATACGGGACAAATATCACTAAACTTGCCTTAGAAGGTAGGTTAGATCCTGTTGTTGGTAGAGAAGAAGAAATACTTAGAGTTATTCAAATATTAGGAAGGCGTAGAAAGAATAATCCTGTACTTGTTGGAGAACCTGGTGTTGGTAAAACTGCAATCGTTGAAGGTTTGGCAATGAGAATGATTGAAGGTAATGTACCTGCTTCATTACAAGGCAAAGTCATATATACATTAGAATTAACCACAATAGTTGCAGGTACAAAATACCGTGGGCAATTTGAAGAAAGAATGAAAGCCATCGTTGATGAATTGGTGGCTAATCCACATGTGATTATTTTTATTGATGAACTTCATACTCTTGTTGGTGCTGGTGGAACTTCAGGTTCTTTGGATGCATCTAACATTATTAAGCCTGCATTGGCTCGTGGAGAAATCCGATGTATCGGTGCAACTACATTTGATGAGTTCAGAGAAAATATTGAACAGGATGGCGCATTAGATCGCAGATTCCAAAAGGTAGTTATTGAACCTGCCTCTACTGATGAAACAATTACAATCCTAACTAATATTAAACATAAGTATGAATCATTCCATAATGTTTCATACACAGATGAAATTGTATCTCTAATTGTTAAATTGGCAGATCAGTATATCATGGAGAGATTCCTCCCAGATAAGGCTGTGGATATTTTGGATGAGGTTGGTTCTTTTAAACATTTAAGTAATATGAAAGTTCCTAAAAAGATTAAAAGCTTAGAGGAAAAACTTCATAAAAAGGATGCAGATAAAAATGAAGCAGTAGGAAGACAGGATTATGAAGCTGCTGCTCGTGAACGAGATATCTGTATTCAACTTAAGGATCAAATTCAAAAAGAATATGCAATATGGAAAAAAGAAATTGCAGAAAACAGACTTGAGATAACAACTGATGATGTTCTTAAAGTGGTATCAAAAGGAACTGGTATTCCTTTAGAAAAAATTAATGATAAAGAAAATAAAAATCTGATAGGTCTTAATTCCCACCTTGCTTCCAGGGTTATTGGACAAAGAGAAGCTATTGATAAAATCTCTATCACAATCCAAAGAAATCGTGTAGGGATTAGAAAGAGAGATCGCACAGTAGGTAACTTTATTTTCTTAGGACCAACTGGAGTTGGTAAAACTCAATTGGCTAAAGAAATTGCTAACTATATGTATAGTTCAGAAGACAGTCTTATCAGAATAGACATGTCAGAGTATATGGAGCCTCATTCTGTATCTAAATTAATTGGATCTCCTCCTGGATATGTTGGTCACGAATCTGGTGGGTTTCTAACGGAGCAGGTAAAGAGAAAGCCACACTCTGTTATATTATTTGATGAAGTTGAAAAAGCTCATCCAGAGGTGTTTAATGTGCTCTTACAAATGTTAGATGATGGCCGTTTAACCGATTCTCTTGGTAGAACTATAGATTTTAGAAATTGTTTGGTAATCTTAACATCAAATACAGGAAGCCGTAAACTTGAGGAATTTGGTGATGGGATTGGATTCCGACCATCCACTACAATTGCTGAAAAGTCTCATGCCGAAAAGGAGGTTTTAAAGAAGGCTCTTAATCATAAATTTTCACCGGAATTCTTAAACAGAATTGATGAAATCATTATCTTTAATAAGTTAAGTAAGGATGACGTATTTTATATTTTGAATAATGAATGTAATGAACTCAGGGATAACCTATTTGAAGTTGGTGAATATGATTTTAAGATAACCAAAGCTGCAAAGGAGATAATCATTAATGAAGGTTATGATCCTAAGTTTGGGGCTCGTCCATTAAAGAGAACATTAGAAAGACTAATTGAAAATCCTATCGCCGAAATGATTCTTAAAGGCGAATTAAAACCAGGCGATACAATTAAAGTTGGTGTAGCCAAAGAATTAATAAAGATTGAAAAAGGTTAAACCTTTTAAGTATCTTGCATATAAAAATAAATGAATATTTTATCCATTAATAAATGAATCCAACATATCTTACATACGACGATATTCAACTCGTCCCCAAGTTTTCAAATATTAAATCAAGAAATCAAATATCTTTACGAACCAAATTGAGTAAAAGATATGATCTTCTTATTCCTATCGTGGCATCACCTATGGATACCGTCTGTGAAGTTGAAATGGCAGTAAAAATGTTTCGTATGGGTGGTGTTGGATGTATTCATAGATTTAATTCTATAGATGAACAGGTTATGATGGTTAGAAAAACTGTTTATCAATGCTTTGGTGAAAACGGGGAAGGGCACCTAATGACAGACTGGACTAATGAAGATAACATTCCTATTATGGCTGCAATTGGTGTTAGTGAAAATGATAAGGAAAGAGCCTTAAAACTTACTGATGCTGGTGCCAATGTTCTCTTAATAGATGTTGCACATGGTGATCACCAAAATGTAATTGACATGGTTAAGTGGTGTAAAGATAACCTACATTATAGTGTTGATATCATTGCAGGAAACATTGCGACGGTCGATGCTGCTGAAAGATTACAAGATGCAGGCGCAGATGGTTTAAGAGTTGGAATTGGTGGCGGATCGCTTTGTACAACAAGAATTAAGACAGGTTTTGGTATTCCTAATGTAACGTGTATTGAAGATATTGCAGCAGTTTCATCAGTACCGATCATGGCTGATGGAGGTATTCGTGAGAGCGGTGATATTGCAAAAGCATTGGCCGTAGGTGCAGATAATGTTATGCTAGGATCTCTTATTGCTGGTACTGATGAATCACCTGGTAATATTATTGAAAGCAGAAAAGGATTGTATAAAAGATATAGAGGATCTGCATCGTTAGAAACAAAATCGGCGCATGGTCAAGAGCAAAGAAATGTTGAAGGCGAATCAACGATTATCCCGTATAAGGGTGGAGTTAGATTTATTGTTAAGGGATTACTTGAAGGTATTCGTTCTGCTTTTTCGTATGCAGGTGCTGACTCAATTAAAACATATCACCCGGATTATGTTATTGTAACTAACTCTGGTATTAATGAAGCAAAACCACATCTATTATGAATTTAATTCAACGCATTACTTCAACCAAAGAAAATACTCTAAGTGTTAATCTTGATGATCAATTTATTACTGTTCATCATTTAGGCTTATATGAAGATAAAAGGTGGTATTCGTGGTCAACGTGGAGTCCAACCGAAGGTCCTATTCCAGATTATGATAGCCAACTTGTAACAGAAGAAGAAATCATACAAAGAATTGAACTACTTTCTGGCGATGACGAATTGGATTCTGTACAAAAACATGCAATTAATGTATTTTTTGGAAAATCGGTACTATGAGTCATTTTAGAAATAAATTAGATTCCTTTCATTATCATGAAGCTTTGGACAGAACTGCTATGATATGTGATATGATAGATACATTTTTAATACAACACCCAGCGAGTAAAGCAGAAAAACAATTTGCTGAAAAATTAGAAGATGCAAGTATCAAATTATTTGAAGCTTATCAAATAATAGGAAGTATTTGTCATAATAAAGAAAATGAATATGATAACAAACCCAAGACCAAATAAAATTGTAAAAATGACAGAAGAAGAATTTTTAGCTGCTGCAGGTTTAACTGAAAGAAACCCAACAAAACCTGGAATAGCACTAGGATTTTCGGTTGGGCATGATAAAGGAGCAGTACTTATTATAAACGGTAAAATCTCGGTTGGTATTTCTGAGGAAAGATTATCAAGACTTAAACATGATAAACCTTGGGATCATTCAATACCTTTAGCATCAATTAATTATTGCTTAGATTATGCAGGAATTAGTTATGATGATGTTGATATGTATTGTTATAATACGGCCGAGGTCGGAAAGCAACCTATTCTTGATATTGAAAATGAATTTCAGTTTTTACTAAGACAACCTTTAAGTAAATTAAAATTCTTAAATCACCACGAGGCACATGCATTTTCAACTTTCTTTAGTTCTGGTTTAAAAGAAGCCTCCGTTGTGGTTGCTGATGCAAATGGAAACGGAATTATTCCTGATACTCCTGCTTATGAAGGGTTTGCAAAGAACAATCCAGAGTATCTAAATAATGCCCCTAAGAATAGATTTTGGGCAGAAGGTACATCAATTTATCATTTTACTTTAGATGGGTTTAAAGAATTAGAAAAAGACTTCGTTCTTCAACCGCACCCACCTCTTAATGATTTTAATAACAAAGAAAGATTTAATATTGGGCATGTTTATGCATATGCCACAATGAAACTTGTTTATAAGTATAATGAAAAAGATCCTAATAATAATTGGCCTGCATCAAGTGCAGGTAAGCTTATGGGATTGGCTTCATTTGGGAATAAAGGCTGGGTAGATACACAACCTTATCTTTGTGATTATGATGATGTTAATCATACTTTTACAAATGAAGCTGGCAAAATCTATAAGGCATATCCAGGCGTAAGTATAGATTCAAACTTTGCAGAAAAAGCAAACATAGCAGCGGTATTTCAACGTGAACAAGAAAGAATGTGTCTTACTGTAGCCAAAAGAGCTAAAAAGTTATCAGGATCTAAAAACATCTGTTTATCTGGTGGTTCATTCCTAAACTGTAATTCAAATGAACTTATCATTAAGAGCGGTGAATTTGATAATTGTTATTTTGTACCGCCGGCAGACGACAGCGGTATTCCTTTAGGGTGTGCATGGTATGCATATCAACAAGTTATGAAAATAACAGATAACTATTTTCTTTCACCTTACTTAGGAAAGACATATACCACTCTTGAAATAGAGAGAGACTTCCAAAAATTTGTTAAAGAAGATCCTACTAGGATTAATCATTTTACTGTTTTTGATCATACCGATGAAGATGTATTAATTACTCATCTTACAGACCTATTAAATTCAAATAAAGTTATAGGTATGCATAGAGAAGGATCCGAGATTGGTCCTCGTGCATTAGGTAATCGTTCTATTTTAGCATCTCCGATTAAACCTTGGATGCAGAACTATGTAAATATGCATATTAAAAGTAGAGAATGGTTTAGACCTTTTGCACCTTCTGTATTAGCAGAACGAGTTTTAGATATTTTTGATATTACTGAATTCTCTCCTTACATGCTTATTACATGTAATGTTAAAGAAAGGTGGAGATCTCGCATACCTGCGGTTGTTCATACCGATAATACTTCAAGAATACAAGCAGTAAGAAGTGATATTAATCCATTCTATCATAAGCTCATAACTAAATTTGAACAGTGGACTGGTGTTCCTGTAATTCTAAATACATCGTTTAATGGAGCGCATGAACCTATGGTTGAAACACCATACGATGCATTAAAAACTTTTTGGACTTGCAATCTTGACGCTGTATGTATTGGTAATAAACTAATAATTAGGAATTCATACTTTAATAGGTAATGAAGAGGTTTATTGAATTCACTCTTATTTGGATAAGTCAAAATATGGCCATACCTTTTTGGATGGTCGGTCATATTCATTTAATGACTTCCGTTTATGAAGATATTCATGAAATCATAATGAGCGTAGGTATGAATATAGTTGTAGCAATAGGATTTTACTTAGATTGGAAAAAGAATAAAAATGAATAATTTAGATAAGCAATATCAAGATCTTCTTAAAACGATAATAGAACATGGAGTTGTAAAAGAAGACCGAACTAGTGTAGGCACCAAGTCAATTTTTGGTTATACTATTCGTCATAACATGGCGGATGGGTTTCCTCTTTTAACCACAAAGAAAATGTATTGGAAGGGAATTGTAACAGAGCTTATTTGGTTCCTTCGTGGTGATACTAATATTAAGTTCTTGGTGGATAATGACTGTAATATTTGGAACGGCGATGCATATAAAGGATATGAAAAGGAATGTATTGTACATGGTGTAGATCCAATGTCGATGGAACATTTTATCCAAGGAATTAAGAACTGTAAAGATGATCGAGATTGGATCGAGAAGATTAAAAATCCTGCTACTCATTTTATTCCAGATTTAACAGGTTACCAACTCGGAGATTTAGGTCCTGTTTATGGAAAGCAATGGAGACAATGGCAAGGTTGGTTGGTTAAAGATGGTATGGCTACAGGTTCACTTTGGTATGATCAGATTCGTCGTCTTCTTAATGATCTTACCACTAATCCAGATTCTAGACGATTAATGGTTAACTCATGGAATGTTGCAGAAATTGATCAAATGGTACTTCCACCATGTCATTATGGATTTCAAGTTTATACAAGACCAACTACACGTGAAGAGAAGATTGTTAATCCTGGAAAATACAGAGCAATTTCTCTAATGTGGAATCAACGTTCAGTAGATACATTCTTAGGTTTACCATTCAATATAGCATCTTATGGTTTATTATTGGAAATCCTTGCAAAATTAGTGAACATGGTACCTGATCAATTAATAGGTAATCTTGGAGATACACATCTCTATCTAAATCATATTGAAGCAGCAGAAAAACAAATTGCCAGAGAACCTTTTGAATTACCTAAACTGAACATTAATACCGAATGGTGGCCTACTGTTACTGGTGAATGTGGAGAAGGGCCGATTAGTTGGCAATCATTTATGGATGGATTAAGTAAATTTAGTAGCGATGCATTCTGTAAATGTTTAATTGAAGATGATATTCAACTTGGTAAGTATAAGCATCAGCCAGGAATCAAAGCACCGTTAAATAATTAATATGAGACCAAATACACTGGGAATACATACTGTCTATACTCCAACTAATAGAAGAGGTACTACTAAGATTCATGATATGATGAGATTTGAATCAATTACAATGATTCTTTCTTGTCTGTATTGGAAAAAATTTCAAGGACCTATAAAATTATATTGTGATAGCAATTTTTATGATTACATAAAGAAGTTAGGGTTACTTGGTCTATGGGATGAAATTGATACAAAGACAGTTACTGAAGGATTTGCAAAAGATGTAAATCATAATACCTTTTGGGCATATGCAAAAATGTATGTTAACTCATTACAGAAAACTCCATTCGTTAGTGTTGATTTAGACTTATTTCAAAATGAACCGTATGATTATACTACTCATGATATCATATGCTCTCATATTGAACATTCTGATTTTATAAATGATAATGTACAAAACCGAACCAGGCCTGTCTATTATCCTAACTATTTTAATTGGGATATGTTTAAGGATAGGTTTGTAAAGTATCCTGACTTAAGATTTGTAGATCATTCGTTAAATGTAGCAGTACTTGCCGTTAATAAACCAGAATTTTGTAAAGAAGTATTTGATATTGCAACTTCATTTGCTAAGAATAATAATTTTGATCCACAGGATGTCAATACGCATGGGTTTGAAAGATATGCATATACGATTCATTCATCTTCATTAATAACATTCATTGAACAGAGGGTTGCCGCAGCTGTTGCAAATACCATGGGTTATTCCGTAAAGTCTATAATGGATTTGGAATATGATGCAGGTATACAGGGATGGATTGGTGATTCATCAAAAATGAAAAATCCTGGTATTACTCATCTTTGGGGATGGAAGGCTACTATGAAGTTTCCACAAAACGAAAAAAACAGAATTGATTTAACGAAAGAATTAGACACACAGTTTTTTGAAAACTTTCCAAAAGAATATGAAAGGCATATGCCAACTATTCTAAAATATTGCAATGAATAAACAAATTAGAAAAACTACATATAAAAATAAAATAAAGTATGCATTCGTGTTCAATTGAAAAGGTAAAGTTTTATTTAGATGAAAATGAATACATTTCGTATGAATCCTACTTGTTAAGAGGATGGATCTTTGGTGAAGAGACTAAGATCGATGATTTACGATTAGTATCATTAGATAGAAAAACCGTTTATGATGCTATTATAAAGTATCCTATTTTAAGATCAGATGTTGGTACTGTGTATTCAGACTTTACTCCTAACTCAAGTAATTCAGGTTTTAGTATAACGTTCAAATCTGATATAGAAGGAGAGGTTATTCTCGAGGCAAAGATTAAAGGTAAATGGACATTGGTAGAAAAAATACCTCTTGCAGACTATCGGATTGTAACTAAAGGCCCTTTGACTAAAGTAAATGAAAACGCTCACCCTGCTATAGTTGCAATAGATAATTTTTATGAGAACCCTGATATCATTCGTGAATTGGCATTAACTCTTGATTTTAATCCTAGCGGTTATCATAAAGGAAAGAGGACAGAACTAAAATACATAGTAGAAGGTACTCGTGAAAAAATAGAACAGGTTTTAGGTAAGAAGATCCGTAATTGGACAAGTCAACCGCATAATGCAGTATTTCAATATTGTACACCAGCAGATCCAATTGTTTATCATTATGATTCTCAAAGATTTGCTGCTGTTGTTTTTCTAACACCTGATGCACCGCCTGAAGCTGGTACATCATTCTATCGACATAGAAAAGAAACTTGGTTAGATAAAAATCCTGCAAAATATGGAGGATGGAAGAGTGAAGAAGAAATGAAAACCTTTGATAAAACAGTTATCGGCGGTGAACATGACGATTTCTTAGATCCATCTAAATGGGAAGAGGTCGATAGAATAGGAAACAAATATAACCGTTTTGCTATGTGGGATGCAAGCCTAATACATGCAGCCACATCTTATTTCGGTAAATCAAAAGAATCAGGAAGACTGTTCCACATGTTTTTCTTTGACGCATATTAATAAAATAACTTATGAAATTTAGTATTATAACGCCAACACATAGGCCAACCTATATCAATGAACTTTATCAATCAATAAAAGATCAAACACATAAAGACTGGGAATGGATTCTTTATCTTAACGGATCTGTTATTAAGTCTGATCTATCTGATGAAATCATTAATGATAAAAAGGTAAAGATTTATATTGATAAGAAATGCGACTTAAGTCCTAATGTAGGTTACCAAAAGAATAAAGCATTCCATTTAGGTACTGGGGATGTATTGGTTGAAGTTGATCATGATGATATCTTATTACCTAATTGTTTAGAGGAATTAAATAAAGCATATAACGAAGACCCTGATGCTGGGTTTGTTTACAGTGATGATGCAATTCTTGGAGATAACACCATTCCTTTTAATCAAGCAATGGGATGGACTTACCGCGAGTTTGATTGGAAAGGCAAAAAGTTAATTGCACACGATGGATTCCCTGCAGATGGTGGAGCAATATCAATGATTTATTATGCGCCTGATCATGTTAGGAGTTGGAGAGCAGACGTTTATCGCCAGATCGGTGGTCATGATGTAAATCTTTCTATTCTTGATGATCAGGATTTAATGATCAGAACATACCTAGTTACCAAATTTAAACATGTACCAAAGGTTCTTTACATTTACAGAGTTCATGGAGATAATACTTGGTTAGAAAGAAATAAAGCCATTCAAGATGGTACATGGCAAATGTTTAATCATTGGCAACAGAGATTGGCTGAACGTGATGCTGATCTTAGAGGGTTAAGAAAGATTGATATTGGTGGAGGTCTTTATCCAAAAGAAGGATACGAATCTGTTGATATTACAAACGGTGACATTACAGCTGACTTAAATCAAAAGTGGCCATTTAAAGATGGTGAGATTGGAGTAATTAACGCTTCACATGTAATTGAACATCTTAAGGATAAGCATCATACTATGTCTGAATTACATAGGGTTCTTGCTGATGGCGCATGGGCATTTATTGAAGTACCTTCTACTGATGGAAGAGGAGCTTGGCAAGATCCAACACATGTAAGTTTTTGGAATCAAAATAGTTTCTGGTATTACACAAGACAACAGCAGATGGATTACATCTACAATAAAGATATTAAATTTCAAGCCAGGGATCTACAAACGGCGTATCCTAATCAATTCTTTGCCGATAATAACATTTATGTAACAAGAGCATGGTTAAGAGCGGTCAAGAGTAATGATAGGAAAAGATATCCTGGGGAATTATTATGTGACTTATGAAAAAAGGTGGCTTCTTAGGAATATCTTGGGTAGGCTGGTTTTGGATTGCCGCAATGACAATCGGTATATCATTCTGGGTTTGGGTAATAAGATTGTTTTTCTAAAACTTTCAGATATGCCAAACCTTGTTTATATTTAATTAAACAAAGAGTAATGGCAACAAATTTAGGATATTGCTGTATCAACTTAAATCTTCGCCCAAAGAGGATTTCGGTAAACAACAGCTGCATACGTCGTACGTATGACGAGAAAGGATTAGAACATGTAAGTCAGTTGGCTTTACTTAATTCTCGTAATCTTGTAGAGATCATCAAATGGAATGAGCAAAACGGTTTCAAGGTTTATCGCATGTCGTCTGATATGTTTCCTTGGATGTCAGAGTACGAAATCAAAGACCTACCAGATTATCTTAAAATCTCAACCATTCTTCGTGGTGCAGGTAATCTTGCCCTTAAGTATGGTCAACGTTTATCATTTCATCCAGGACCATTCAATGTTCTAGGTTCCCCAAACCCAACACTCGTACGGAAAACAATCAAGGAACTTAATCAACATGCAGAGATCATGGATTTGATGGGTCTCCCTCAATCTCACCTGTATCCTATCAACATCCACTGTAACGGTGTATATAACAGTAAGATAGATACTCTGTCTAGATGGGCGAGTAATTACCGTCTACTCTCGGATTCGGCACAATCCCGCCTGGTTGTGGAGAATGACGATAAGGGAAGTATGTATTCAGTAAAAGATCTCTATGACGGCATTTTTCAGGCTGTAAAGGTACCTATTACCTTTGACTATCACCATCACCGTTTCAATGACGGCGGTCTTACAGAAAGAGAAGCCTTTGAATTGGCAATGACTACATGGCAATATCATGGCGTCAGACCACTCTTTCACTATTCGTCATGCCGTCGTACTTTTGAAAATGCTGAGGCTAAAGCACAGGCACATGCTGACTTTATCTATGAAAAGATCAATGATTACGGTCATTCAGTTGACATTGAGGTAGAGGCAAAGGCAAAAGAAGTTGCCGTTTTACGATACAAAGAAACTCATCAACAATTACTAACCGAATACTTACCATTCTAAATTCATTTATGAAAACACTATCACCTTACTATTATCATTCAGGAAAAAGAGTTTTACAAAAACTTGCAATAAAGGTTATTAAAGCACTTGATCCTGGTAAGAATCAACCTAAACATGGAGAGTATGAATCCGAGGCGGTTTCAATCTGTAGGAAGCTAATTTCAAAAGAAGACACCGTTCTTCTCATATCTCCGATCTCTGGCAAAAGATATATTAAGAGTGATGATAATCAACTCTTTATCATTATAGAGGATCATCAAATGACTATTGTAAATCATTCATATAGTTATAACATACATCTTGAACCTAAGGCATTTAACAGAGTCTCAAAGATATTTGATAATGAAGTTGAAAACCGCAGAATGCAAATGGAGACTGAAATCCGATCAAATGTGAAACATTCTCTTTCAAACATATATAAAAATATCGTAAATGAATAAGTTTAGGGTCTTATTTATCTTTGGTCTAGGTATGGTTACATTACCTATTACAATGCTTATTTTTGCATACATTTGGCATATAGGTATAAACCATGCAGAAAGGAGACTATTGCAAAAAGATGATAAAGTTTTTCATGATACTGTTAAAGTAAAGAAAACTGTGGTTGATACGGTTAGGATCAAGATCTATGAAAAAATACCTCACATAGACACAAAAAGAGTAGATGCTCAACCTACACCAACAAAGGATACTCTTAAATAAAAAGATATGAAAGTTCAATTTGCAGATAGTTTTGGAACATCAATTAAAAAGCTGATTAGAGATAATCGGTGGTATAATAGAGCATGGCGGTGGATTCGTCGCGATGTTCCTCATTTTTGGAAGAATGTTTGGAAGTTTAGAGCTGCTCTTTCAAAACATTATTGGTGGGACTATAATGGAACTCTAAAGTTCATGGAAATAGCAATCAATGATATTGCAATCAATGTTGAATTAAAAGGTCTTGAGGTTGATGAATCCAGACTAAAGAAGGTTGCAGCAATGAAGCGTGCCGTCGAAATCTTAAACCACATCAATAAAGACAGTTACATTGAAATGGCTGAGGCTAAGTATGGTGAAGTAATATTTCATGGATTTGAATTTGAAGATGCCGAAGATCATCCAGGATATTATCAATTAGTTGATAAGGAAACACCTAAAGAAAGGAAACATAATAGCAAGGTTTATGAGTATGCTAGAAAACTTGAAGAACAGGAGTGGAAAGAACTTTGGAAACTTTTAGAAGGTCAACATTATAAAGATTACGAAAAGACGATAAAACACTTAACACCAGAAGAAAGACGTAAAGATGATCATTATTATAAGTGGTTTGACGGTAGCGGCCTTAAAGGATGGTGGGACTAAATAAATACTATATATGATTAAATTTCAAAGACCTATTTCACCGGATCCAACCAATTGGTATTGGTTTGATGGCGGATTTACTGATGAAGAAATCTCTCGCATTGAAAGAATGTCATCTTCATTTAACTTGGAAAATGCAACCATTAGTGATAGCGGTATTGTTGATGAAGTGATGAGAAAGAGTACGGTAGGTTGGATTCCGTTTGAAGATAAGTACAGGTGGATTTATGAAAGATTAGGTGGTATGATTGCTGAAGCAAATGACACGCTTTGGAAGTTTGACTTAGGTGAATTAAAAGAACATATTCAATATACTGAGTATTATGAAGATGGTGGTCATTATGATTTTCATCTAGACGTAGGAGGTGGATACCCTCTTAATCAACGCAAGATAAGCATCACAGTTCAATTATCTGATGGTTCAGAATATGAAGGTGGCGATTTTCAAATGTTAAGAGGCGGTATTGAACCAGAAACTCTTCCTAAAAAGAAAGGTACCGTAATCATATTCCCATCATATATTTTACATAGGGTTACCCCGGTTACTGCAGGAACAAGAAAATCTCTTGTTTTATGGGTCGGAGGTGACAGTTACAGATAGGTGTGTACCCGGTGTGGGTGAATTTCAAATTGTTAATAACTTTTTTCAGTTTTTTTCACTCTAGAGAGAAAAAAGTTGCCTAAAAATTTTTTTATCCCAATTATTTGTATTATATTTATATAAAATAAAACGGATATGGAAAACAAAATCAAAATCAACCGCAACCCTCTAATTCTGAGTATCGTATCATTTACTGTGGCCTATATGACCGCAACTGGTAAGATTCTATCCTACATCGAATTTGCCGACGTACTTAATGAAATTGCATTCTTTGGTATAGCTGTAATGCTTGGTGCCATAGGACTCTTCGCATCATTTGAAAAATCTCAATCTAAATAATATGACACCTCTTGTAATCCGGGCATGGGCCCAACAACGCACTGCGGCCGATTTTATTCAACTAATTGAAGACTATAATCTTGACCTAGAGTTGATAACCATTGACAACTTATTAGACTATAACGAAGGTATGGCCTTAGTAAGAGTCAATGATCTTCTGATTGAATTCTGTGATGGTAATCTTTTTGAAATCTCTGAATATAACTTTGACTGCATATGACAAATACAAAGTACATAACTAAAGATTCTTTGGATGCATTCCTAATTGGAATGAGTAAGTATGAAACCACTGAACTCTTACATGATCTTAATGTATTGGAACTTCTTGATGGTAAAGTACCAAAAGATCATCGTTCAGATATTCCTCCTTACGAAGCCGCCGAGGCTTTTCTCTATCTGTTCCAAGAAAGAGAAGATTATGAACTATGTGAAATGTTAATTAAAAATTGGCCTCAACTTCGAAACATATGAAAGAACAAGTAACATTAACCCAACAAATCCAAGCATGGGCAGAAGGTAAATCTGCTCTTTATGACCACTGTCATGATTTTTATGATTGGTTCTGCACCGATGCTTCCTTAGAACGTAGAGCAAAAGCCCTACAAAACAAAGTGATTAAGCTACTAAACTGCCTCCGTAATGAAGGTCGTGCAATTGATTGTAATAGCGTATATGTGTTCTTTAAGAATAATTGCCCAATGAACGGACCGCTCTATGATTCATTCTCTATCTGTGATCGCGAATCAGGTAATGTTCTTTATTGGGTAACTGGTAAATGTGGTCATAGCGGCCAAGCCGAAATCTTTTCTCAAGAAAAAGGATTTGATGAACCTCTAGCAAAGGCTGACAACTTTACTCAACTCTTAAAATTAATCTAACTATAGCAATGCAAGTATACCACGCAACTCAAGCAGCTGCTCTAATCGAAGCCGAACAGTATGCAAAGAAAAAAGGTTACTCTGTAATCTATGAAGACCGCCTATGGACTGAACATGTTGAATATGGGCACACGGTGAAGTATTCATTCCCACTTACTTTAGACCGCACTGGCAATGAAGCAAAATTTTGGTTACACATTCAACTCTACCGCATGGGAAACGGTGGGTATGAACTTAATTGTTACTTATCATGAATTTACAACAACTTAGAGAAAAAGCAAAACAACTGATCCAAGAAAATCCTGATCTTAAGGATGACATTATTGGATTCTTTTCATTGGCAGTATCAGAAATTGAAGAAGGTGGATCCGAACAACATGAATGCGAACTTGCCTATAGTGATATGATGGATCTTTTGGAAAAATAGTTATGATCAACAATTTAGAACTTATCAAACCGCTTTTGAATTTTGAGAATGAGGGAGATTTTTATATGCTCTACATTCTTAAGCGAAAGAAGGATCAACCAGAAGGTGAACGTGATAATCATCAATCAGTTCGTACCATTAAGACATACTGTATTGAGAGTATTGAACACCTAGAGAAAAGGTATGATGAGATTAAGATGCTATGTGAGGTGTTTAATGCACGTGCATACATCCACGTACAGAAGCAAAATCACCATGATGTTTCATTAAATATGATGGTTCAATTGGCCGAGAAAATTCGTAATGGCCAAACAAATCAAAAAGGTCTTTTTGACTCTGTTGTTGGTCAATTAAAGACTCAAGAAAAGCGTTGGATTGTTGATATTGATACCAAAGATGAAATCGCTGTTCATAGAATCGCACACATCATTGATGCATCTATTAGACCAGAAGGTCCTAAGATTGAAGCAGTTATTCCTACTAAGAGTGGATATCACTTTATCACAAAACGATTTGATGTTTTAACTTTTAATAAAATGATGAGTTTACAGGGTGATGTACCTGATATACAAAAGAAGAACCCAACCTTGCTTTATTTACCTAAAAGCCTATCTTGAAATTGTTAATAACTTTTTTCACACCGGAGAGAAAAAAGTCCTAGAAAAATTTTCAAATCCCAATTATTTGTATTAAATTTATACTATAATTAAATAATCAAAAATGGAAACAACAATTCGCATCACGACCCAGTACTACGAGAACTACGGTGATTCTATTAACCCTTATTGGAAGCCTAAAGGCGGTTTTGAATTTATGATTAAGGCCGATGCTGACCTTATTATGTATGCGCCTAATCTTAAGGCGGTTCTCACTGACATGGTGGCTAATGAATCAAACGGTCATGAGAAGTTTGAATACATCGACCACGAAGTCCTTTTTACTGAACCTTTTCAACTGTCCACTGAGGATTTTGAAAATCGTGTACGCGCTCAATATGAACAACCTCAATATGCATAATATGAATACTTTCACACCTCAATTCCGCAAAGCGGTAGAATCTGTGGCCGAAGAGATTGGCCTTCTTAATGCAACCAACCCTCGTCATGAGAAGAATGGTACTATTGCATACATCGATCCGGTAACATCCGCCGTGTACACACTGCACACAAATGGATACATCCGCCGTACTCATCGTCGTAGAATGTGGTACAGAGGTACAATGCAGAATGTAACATATCAACTAAACCCAGTGAGAATAACACAAGGTCGCAATGTGCGAATTATGATGAGTCCTTGGGAACAACTTGGAAAGTTAACAACATCGGTAATCTCTTATCGTAATGGGAACTAATTACTACCGCATACCTCTTGCCTCTGAAATGGAGGAGAGAAAGGCCCTTCTTCAAAAAAGAGTGGCAGAGATGGAAATGACACCCGGTAACATTGAACGAGGTTTCAGTACAATTCCAACACATGACTCTGATTATTCGTGGGAGTATGACAGTCCGTGGTCTGAATTTATGGGTGGTACAAGTATTCATTTAGGTAAGAGATCTAGTGGATGGAAGTTCTGCTGGAATTTTCATAAGAACCGCCATTATCATGATAAAGAATCTTTATTAGAATTCATTCGTGCAGGCCGTGTTGTTAATGAGTACGGTGAAGAAATTCCTACTGAAGAGTTTATTCAAATGGCTCTTGATTGGGGACAACCTGACGGCTGGGTACATAATGCAGAATATGAAAAACGCCAACGAGAGTTAGGATATCATATATGGGGGCCTAAGTATTATGATCATATCATAGATGGTCTCCGAGTATCAACTTCAACTGAATTTTCTTAAACAATTAAAAATAGAAACCATGGGATTAGACATGTATCTTACCAAAAAACATTACGTTAGAAACTGGGATCATACCCCAGAAGAAAAACAACATACGGTGACCGTCACACAAGGTGGAGAAACACCTTCATACATTGATACAACTAAAATTAAATACCTTGAGGAAGAGGCTGGTTATTGGCGTAAAGCAAATCATATTCATAATTGGTTTGTCAATAATGTACAAGAAGGTAAGGATGAATGCCAAAAGGCATGGGTTTCATCTAGACAGTTAGAAGAGTTATCCACGGCCTGTAAAGAAGTCTTGGCAGATAATTCTAAAGCAGGAGAACTTTTACCTACCGCTGATGGATTCTTTTTTGGTGGGACTGAATATGATGAGTATTACTTTAGAGATATTGAAAGAACAATAGAATTTATTGAACCTATTTTGGCAGATATGGATCAAGGTGGTAATTTACCTTATGATGTTTATTACCAATCTTCTTGGTAATCTTTCAGATCCTAACATAACCTGTTATATTTTTATAAATTAAAACAAAATGAAATTCTCTGATATCATATTTACACCACACCCACACGGAGGAGTAAAGTCTCGTACATTCTTTCCTAACGGATATGAATTATCTGTTGTGGCAGGTCAATTCGCATATTCAACTCCTAGAACCGATTTTGAATCTGCTGATGATTATGAAGCATTTGAAATTGCTGTTTTCGACCAGGATGGTGAATTTGTTACTAATCAATTTGGATTCGGTGATGATGTCCAAGGTTGGTTAAGCAGAAAAGAGATTGAAGAATTAATGAAAACCATATCCGAACATGCCTAAGAAATATAGATACCGCATTGAACACATTTATCCACCGGCATTTGCAGTGGTAGGTGGTCAGCGGTATCTGTTTCCTGGCTGGATTCCTGTCGAAGATGATGTTACATTCGAAGATGTGGAACATATTAATCCTTATGCAAATCTAAAAAAGGAAACCTTCACGGTGACAGGATCCACTGGAAATACATACACGGTGACACGGCGAGAAAACGAACTCACTTGTGACTGCCCAGCCGGAAAATTCCGCGGTCAATGTAAACATATAACCCAAATTAAAACCGAACTGTCATTGTCCTAATATATAAAATAAATTAGTACAAATGAATACAGTTCTTATTATTTTATTGATTGCAGCTGTTATTGCAACAATATATACTACGTTTAGTGGTAAAAAGAGTTCAACATTAGTAGGATATTCCGAACCACATAAACCAAGCGGTATCTCTGGGTTTAAACCGAGCGGTACATCTGGTATCTCTGGAACTAAACCGAGCGGTACATCTGGTATCTCTGGAACTAAACCAAAGCCAAAACCGAGCGGTACATCTGGTATCTCTGGAACTAAACCAAAGCCAAAACCGAGCGGTACATCTGGTATTAAAGGTGTTAAAAAACCTGGAAGACCAAAGAAGACGAGTGGCAATAGCGGAATTAAAGGAATTAAATAATGAAAAGCTATAAAGACTTCATATCAGAATCATTTGTACAAAATGTAGTACAAAACGATAAGGATCCAAACTTTGATGGTGCAGATCCTTCCTCTATTGAAATTCATAATAGGGGTATCGGTGGTGTAAATTCTCTACAAGGTCATCGTGATCAAATTGTAAGACTTTTGGAACAAATGCTTGCTGATGCTAAAATGGCTCAAAAGAACCATAAATTAGCTCATTACTCTATTGCAAAGATTTTATCTTTGGCTGATCCTGATCGTATAACAGGTGTGTTACTCACTTACCTAAAGAACCATCAGACTGCAATTGAAGAATTAGAAGCAATTCGTAGAAAAGGTGGAAGTGGAGCCGGAAAATCAATTCCTAAAGGATTGATCTAAAAATAAAATTACATAATGGCATTAAGATTTAACAGCATTCAAGAATACGGTGAGTATATCTATAATGAATGTATTAAGCAAAACAAACAAAAAGACGTTTGTAATAGCGGAAAAGGTGGTACAAAAACAAAAGTAACTGATTCCGATCCTGATGGTTTTAGTTTAACTTATTCTTCAAGTAACCTAGATGCTAAATCACAGGAATACTTAAACACTCACACGGTGATAAGTAAGGCACCACCGCAAAATGCACCAGCCCATATAGAAATTGTTGAAGGAGAAATCTGGAAGCAAACTATTCATAAGTATGATAAAAATGTTTATGCAAGCAAAACCGTAGTTGATAATTCAACTGACTTTTCTGTTTCTGCTGATGCATCTTATAAAGAAGCTAATGTTAGTGCAAATTATGAACAAGTTTATTCTGAAGAAGATACTAATGTAAGTGAAGAAGTTTCAAAAGAAGCATCACAATATGATTTAGAATTTCATGGTATTCAAGGAAAGCATTATGCTGTCGATTTTTATACTAATAAGTACACATGTTCTGACCGACCTGTATTAGAGATTACCTATACATTTGAGTCAATAACATTTAGGGCAGTATGTGATTATTCTGATGGCGCTGCTCTTCATTGGAATAACGAACACTATCATAAAACATATAACATTGCATCTCTAGGACTTGACCCGGTTGTTACTATTCCGCAAGTTGTAGCATTTGATGTTAATTATGATAACCCATGGCCTAGCTATACAATAACAAACATAGAAGATAACGCATGAAACATATCAGAGAATACGAAGAATTTCTAAATGAAAATACAAACGCAAGGCGATTCCAAAATAAAGGAAAGCTGCGTTATAGCGATCAATTTAGCGGTAATGTTAGTCTTTCAAAAACAATTGGTACTGAACTAGGATTTGATCCAAAGAAAGGATCATCGGGTGTTGGATTCGATAATGTATCTATGTATGATAATGAATCGAGTAAAACTATCGTAGGTGATGCACTTACTGGTAAATACACATACGATGATCTCGTTAAACTTGCAAAAGAATGGTATGGCAAGAATGAATCTATGGTTAGTGAAGCTGCAAGTGTACCTTCAAACATTATGGATTTTGCAAAGAGAAAAGGTTCTTATGCAGTTAGTCTTGTAAAGAAGGCTGCAACATGGGCAGAAAAAGCCGGTAAAAGAATATCTGGTGGTACTGCAATCGGAAAGAATTATGACACTATCATTCTTGATATGAAACACCAAGGATCTGAGATCTACATTAACCTTAATAATGAAACGATTGAACTATACGGTGAAGAGGTAACTGATGCTAAATCATTTGCCAAAGTACTTCAAGATAACGAATAAATAATTTACTATGAAACATATAAAACTTCTTGAAGAATTCGTTAATGAAAATATGATTAATGAATCTGAGACATTTGATGGATTAAGATCTAAATTTGAGAAAAATCCTTACGGTATAGGAGCTCAATTGTCGTATTACGAAGAAGGGAAATACGGATATCCCGATAGCTTAGTATTTAAGCATGACGAAAAATATAGAAGAGACATGATAATACCTAAATTGAAGTCAATGGGGGTTCCTTCTAAGAATATTATAAAATCCGTAGAAAAAGGTTATAAATATCCTTTTGTAGTTACAGTAACAAAATTTTAATTAATTATGAGGCATATAAAACTGTTTGAAGAATTTATAAGTGAAGCCGCTCGTATTGGTAATAGCTCTTGGAGTAATATTCTCAGAGACCTAAAATATGATGGCTGGGACATAAAGGGTAATTCTGCTTATAAATCATATGAAGGTGATAGCGGTGACGAAAGAAAACTTGAACTTTCTAATTATGGTGATGAAGAAGTTGAATGGACCATTTATGATGGAAGAGGTAAGGAGATTAACTCAGGTTCATTTGATGCAGAAGGCTTAAGTGCCGGTGAATTGGATAGCGAAGTTTGGGGCAACATCGAAGAATCTGTTAGTGAAGCAAAAGATATCTCAATTAAAGACTATAAAGTTGGAGATGTTATTTCTTTTAAGGATGGTGAAGACTGGAAAGTAACAAAGGTTAAGTATGATAAACTCATGGTTAAGCCTCATAATGAAAAAGCCAAAAAAGCAAATACAAGCATAGAGATTGATATTGACTTAGACTACCTTAAAAATAATCTAAAGGAATCTTTTATTAATGAAGGTCGTACAATTGAAAAGATTGAAAAAGACAGAACTAAAGTAGTTAATGATATGGCTGAAATTGTTACTAATTGGAAAGCCGCTAAAGAATCTGGTGATAAAAAAGCCGAGGCATCATTTTTACAAAGACTTAAGGATCTCACTGCCCAAAAGAAAGGCCTAGAGAAAGAGCTTAACATGGCAATCGCAGGTAAAGATCGTGATGTTGAATTAGTTATCTCAGAAAGTGTTATGTCAGAAATTGACTTATTAGCAAGAGAAGCCAAAAACTTTAAAGATTTTCTTAAAGCATTTAAGACTGATAATCGTTATAAAGGTTTAGATACTGCAGGTGATACTAAGGAATTTGAAGATTGGTTAAAATCTATATATGATAACGCTAAGAACGAAAGTATGAATGAAGCTGAAGATGTTAAGAAAGGTATTCATGATCATTGGAAAGAATTATATAATGAAGACTTTATTTCCACATATCCTAAAGTAGCAAAGATTCTTAAGAATCGTCAAAACGTTGATCGTCGCGAATTGGCAAGAATCTGGGATGAAACCTATGGCGAAGACTTTAAAGAAAAGTACGCTAAGATCTGGGATGTTTTAGATTAACATTCATTAAACTTTTTACATTTTTTTCATATAATAATAGAGGGACCATTTCAAAAACCTGGTCCCTTTGTTATTATTGTTATATGGAAACTTTATTATGGTTAGACGATATCAGAGATCCAAAGGATAGCATTTGGTGGAATTGGATTGCGGTATCTGGTGTTAACCCAACCCATTATGATATTGTATGGGTAAAGAATTATAACGATTTTACTAAGTGGATCAAATTTAATGGTTTACCAGCGGTAATCTGTTTTGATCATGATCTGGGTGAAGATCTTGCCAAAGACCGTGTATCTAGCGGTATGAGTAAGAGAAAGGCTCGTTCGCTAAAGAGAGAAACTTTAAGTGGTTTTGATTGCGCCAAATGGTTGGTTGAATATTGCTTGGATGGTAATCATTCAATACCAGAGTATAGAATTCAATCTGCTAACCCGGTGGGTGCTGAAAACATAAAGGGATTAATTGAAAACTTTAAAAAGAATGTAAAATGTTAGGTTTGTTTGATATAATGGATGAAGCAATTGCAACAGAGTTAGGTGTTGATATTAAAACATACATTGATGTTATTGAGAATCGCTGTACTTATGAAGAGGCCAAACTTATTATTGATAACATATGGGATGAAGATGGTAATCCTGATTTAGCAAAAGAACTGTTTAACGAAAAACTAAAAGGAGAGTAATATGATTGCTAACATTAAGAGATATGCAATGAGAAATGCAAAACTAAAAGAGAGTAAGTTTTACGTAAAGGATAAGAGATCCTTTAAGGAAAGGACTAAAAACTTTGGACAGAGTCTTTTGTTTTGGAAAGGCCGTAAGAAAGGAATGATTCATACTCGTAATCTTGAATGGTCAGATTTGAGATACATTTTCTTTCCAAAAAAATTGGAAAAATATGGATACTTAAACATTACATTCTATAAAGAGGATAGTGAATATTATAAAGCACTTTATCCGCTGGTTCTTGCTATGGATTATGAAGCTAAACCTACTTGGTGCCCACGTTGGTTCTTACGATTCTTGCATGTTTTTGGTAATGATAAGTCATTAGTGAGAGTACGTAATAGGAAATTACATGACTTACACAGATACTTAACCAAGGGCATTATGTTTTGGGATTGGAAAACTAAATGGGCTTCTTATGATTTGCGGATTAGTATTTCAGGACCTACACACCTACAGAATTTAGCCGATGATATTGAACGTGGCTTCTATTCTAGGGGTAGGGAAAAAGAACTTGTTGAGCAGATCTTAAAATTGGATCCTAACGCATCAATTATTTGGGGAAGCATTAAACGATTTGAAGAACAATTAGAAGAATTAAAAAATAAACAAGAAAATAATAATGTATGAAAAGAATAACATTCATAAGCGATACTCATACAAAACATAGAATGTTGGATCTCCCAGGTGGAGATATCCTAATTCATAGTGGAGACATTATGAATAGTGGATATAACCTAAATGATGTCCAGGACTTTCTTATGTGGTTTGAAAAACAGGATTATAAAGAGCTTATCTTTATTGCAGGTAATCATGATCGCATGTTTGAAAACCATCCAATAAGGATGGATGAAATACTTGAAGGATTCCCCTCTGTTACATATCTTGAAGATGACTGGGTTGATGTAGATGGAATTAAGATTTATGGTTCTCCTTGGCAGCCTGAATTCTTTAACTGGGCATTTAATCTTCCAAGAGGTGGAGAAGAAATTGAAGAAAAGTGGTCAATGATTCCTCCAGATACTGACATTCTCATCACACACGGTCCACCGCAAGGACACCTAGATACAAGTGGTGCACCTTATAATGAACCTAACTTAGGCTGCGAATTGCTTCGTATCTATGTTGATAACATTAGACCAAAGATTCATGTATTTGGTCATATTCATGGCAGTGCTGGGCATAAGAAAGACAATCATATACATTTTGTTAATGCTGCAGTTCTTAATGAAAGATATGAACAAGTAACAAATGGGATTACTGTTGACTGGGATCCTGAAACAAATTCAATAGATTTCATATAATGGAAAAGGCACATATTATAGGAAGTCAAGTATTTAGAGATAAAAGAGGTACATTTAGTCCTTTAGATCTAACTAAATTGGATAAGAACTGGGTACAGAGTAACATTAGTGTAAATCCTTCTAAATTTACTTTACGAGGGTTACACTTCCAACGAAATGAACATTCCCAGGCTAAGCTAATTAAAGTTATTTCAGGTAAGATATTAGATTTTGTTATCGATATGAGAAATTTCTCTGATGACTATAATAAAATATTCTTCTTTGAAATGAATGAAGGTGATGAGCTATATGTACCTCGATACTTTGCCCATGGTTTTATAACAATGAAAGAAAACACAGTGGTACAATATTTAGTTGATAATGACTATAGCCCACACAGCGAAGGAGTTAGGGTTTGGTCTTCGTATCCTGAGATTGAAAATCGTATAAAAGAAATTGATCCATCATATACTAAAGAATTATTAGTTATAGCAGATAAAGATTTAATTGAAAAGTAAATTATGAAAATTGAGTATGTATCTTACTGGGATAGGCTTTATCTTATTCCTACGATTGCAATCGTTTTAGATCCAATGTTTGTGGGTTATAAGTACTTATCCATATCATGGCTTAAGGGATCGGTAGAAATAAGTTGGGGTCGAATTGAAGAAAATAACTAAACAATGGCAAAAAGGATAGTGATGCAAATAAATAAAACAAAAAACCGCCTTATGAGATTTTTGAGATCACTATTTGTTAAGAAACCTAAAGACATTTTTCCTTATTCTGTAAAAGGATTTAGAGATGCTAAGAGATGGGCACTATCCCAACCTCACCCATTTGCTCCTGAACTTTGTCTATGGGATTATGTTAGAGCTATGGCTTATCATGAAACTGAACTCCAATTACATATTATTAATCAATTCGTTAAAGGTAAGCTTGACGATAAACATATGTTTATATGAAAATAGGAATTACATGTTCATCCTTTGATTTATTTCATGCAGGTCATGTTAAGATGTTAGAGGAAGCAAAGGGTCACTGTGATTATCTAATCGTTGCTCTTCAAACCAACCCTACTATAGATAGGCCACATAAGAATAAGCCTATACAATCCGTGGTTGAACGATACATTCAACTTGCCGCATGTAAATGGGTTGACCAAATAGTACCATACGAAACTGAAAAAGATCTTGAAGATATCTTCCTAACATTTGATATTCATGTTAGGATTATAGGCGATGAATATCAAAGTAAACAATTTACCGCTAGAGAGATATGCAGTAATCGTGGCATAGAGATCATTTATAATAAACGTGATCACTCTTTCTCTAGCACTGAACTTAGAAAACGAATCTATAATGAAGAACTTAAAAATCAAGTCAAAGTACCTTCTTAATGTTGAAGGTAAAAAAATTAAGGCAAACAGTCTTATTGAGTTAATTTGGAAAGTATTGAGAGGAAACCATGAGTAAACTTTACCTAGACTTTCTTGAGGTAGGGAGTAGTGATTTTAACACTATCATGGAATCCTGTAAAGAATCAGAGGTAGGCATGGTCATTGAACCAATTAAGACCTACCTCGATAATTTACCTAATAAAGAAAATGTAATAAAAGTTAATGCAGCACTCTTATTTGGAGACAGTGAACCTGTTCCAATCTATTACATTAAACCTGAAGTAATAAAGAAACATGGATTATTTGAATGGATGAGAGGATGTAATATGATAGGTCGCCCCCATGATTTTCACTTAAATTACTTTAACTCAATAGAGGAAATTGATCAATGGCAAGCTGCTTGGAGAGGACCAAATGCACCAAAGGGAAGAAATCTAATTGAAGAAGGATTAGTGACGGTTGAAGATGTGCCTAGTATATCATTCTATAATCTTATAAAAGAATTCAACATAGGTGGTATTAAGTACATTAAACTCGATACTGAAGGAATGGATGCTGATCTTTTAGAATCAATACTTGATGACCTATGGGATTTAGATTCTGTTAGGTTACCAGAAAAAATTATGTTTGAAACTAATGCCCATAATGATACTACTAAATCATTTCAGATAATTGAAAGATTAGGCAGAATGGGATATGAAATCTTGGTAGGTCAAGCCGACCCAGAATATTGGGTTAAATTTGAAGGAACTATTTATAGAGACTGTAAAGCAATATTAACACCTAAGTGGGATGGGAATAAAGAAAATTAAGAAAGAATATAAAGAAACTCCTAAGACAGAGATTGGAGCCGCTGTCCTTGAAAACTTTACATACGGTTTTATAGGATCTGTTATTGTGGTATTCATTTCAAACAAAGTTGACATAGCCGTTCTGTTAAGTTATCTTGCATACTATTTCTTTGTAGGACGTGTTGTTAATAGACCAAAGTATGTAACCTCTTTAGGAAAATTTATTGTATTTCCTGTATCTGCTGCTCTTGGGGCATTTACCGGGTATAAACTTGCACAATTTGTAACACCATTTTTATGAGAATACCGAATATTTTACATATGATCTGGGTTGGTGATAGAACTCCACCTAAGTACTTTTGGGATAATCTAAACGGTTGGAAAGACTTAATGCCAGATTGGACATTTATGGTTTGGACTAATGAAGTTCTGACAGAAAAAGTAATAGGAAGTCAACATAAAGATTTCTTAGATCTTTTAGGTCGTTGCAGAAACGGCGCACAAATGGCGGATTTACTTAGTTACTTTGCAATAGAAAGATTTGGTGGATATTTTATGGATGCTGATGTAACACCAATAAGATCGCTAGATGAATTAGATACAGAAGGCAAAGAAGTAATTTTATGTCACGATTTACCTGAAATTACTTGGAATTTTGTTTCTGCCGGTTTCTTTGGTGGTGTACCTCATCACCCCTTATTCCAAAACCTAGTTAAAAATGCAAATCGTATAGATTTAACTGATCCTGATCAACAGATAACTACTGGGCCTGGTTATTTAGGAACGGAATGGTCAAAAATTGACTGGTCTAAAAACGGCGGATACTTAATGTTACCTTACTGGGCATTTTATCGTAATCGTATAGGTGATCCTGGACCTTATATGCCGGACCGTATTATGCTAGATCATCCTGGTGCATTTGGCAATCACTTTTATGCAGCCGAATGGCTTTAAGAATATATAAACAAATGATAAGTACTCTAGGTAATATTGCTGCTGCCTTATTTGTTTTACAAGGAACCCTAATGATATTACCTCTTATTATACTTGGTAAAATTATTAAAGCTTTTAAGTGAAACATATAAAGACATACGAAAAATTCCAATTGGTAGATGAAACTTACCAGATCTTGGAAGGAAAGGTTTCTCGTGAAGAGCTTACCAATATCATAAATGAAGGTTTCTTTGGATTCCTTCGTGGTCTTTTTGTTGATAATAAAACAAAAAGAGCTCTTGATAAACTAGCCGATGATCTATTTAAGACAAAGGTTGAATTAATGAAATTAGAGATCCAGGAAGATCAGGTAGATGCCTTTAAAGATGAACTTAAAGCAGCCGAACAAGGGCAAGACTATTCCAGTCAACAGGGAGAACTTGATACAACAGACCTTGACCGGATTAAGGAAATGAAGATTAAATCTCTACAAGACCGTGAAACTGCAATATCTGACGAAATGGATAATCTTGGTCAGATATCGGATAAACTACAGAGGTATGTAGAAAAGATTAAACTAGATGTCCGCATGAAGGCAACTGATGCCACAATCAAAATAGCTGATGATGAAATCGCCCGTATTCTACAGAAATTGAAGCGCGAAGATCAAAAGCAATCCCAGCAAATTGACCGTGAATTAAGGTAAACCTTTTCCAACCAGTGCATATAATTAATATATGACGGTAGCCAACAAATTGGAACATCCTAAATGGAAAGCCTTTATTAAGCATGTAAAGACAGAATGTAAACATGCTGGTATAAAGGTTGAACTGCGTAATGTTCAATATTTAAGGCTAGGCCAAGGTATGAAATGTTCAGGTTACTTTGATGAAGAGAACCGAAAACTAGTAGTAGCAATGCTCAATCCTGCTGCTGATGGAGTCCTGGTACATGAATTTGGTCACTTTACACAATGGCAAGAAAAGATTCCTATTTGGAAAAAGGCAGGTTGGGCAATGGGCCATATTGAGGAGTGGCTAGGTGGAGCAAATAAACGAAACATTGAAAAGTGGATGGCTGTCTCTAGAGACCTAGAACTCGACAATGAAAAGCGGTCTGTCCGGTTAATAAAGGAATGGAGTCTACCTATCAATACTGAGAGCTACACAAGATGCGCCAATGCATATGTCCTATTCTATAATTGGATGTTGACCTCGAGACGGTGGTGTAAGCCAGGCAATACTCCCTATTCAAACAAGCGGGTCCTTAATGCATGTAGTCCCAAATTCAATATGAGATACGACCAGCTCTCAAAGAGAATGCGCCAAGCATTCGAAGAATCCGGTATCTAGTAAATCAAAGCTTTCAAAAGGCAGCACATGGAGCACACTATCCGGACAAGCAAGCCGCTCTTTGCTCAAAACCCCCTATACTACTAAAAGAGCTCAAACGGCTCAAACCACCCTATCCACTACCTCTAGATCCAGAATACCTGTAATACCTGCAATACTAAAAGGATCCTGTTACTCTCCATCTATATAGACTCAGTATGCCCATTCCCGTGTTCCACTGTGGACTACCAGTCGTCGCGGTCGCGAATCCGGTAGTCTACAATCTGGCTCTCTGGTCCACCTTCCAGATCTAGTAGATATATAGGGACTACCAGGGACTCTAGATCTATCTAGATACCGCTTTTCCACTCAAAGTACTCAACTACTTCAACTGACAAGATCACCGGTAGCCCATGTCTCTTGAGAGAATCCAAATCCGGCCGTGTAACAAGACACACTACTCTGCTCTCCAGAATACGAGCTGTACAAGTACAACGACTCGTAGTAGTACAGATCCAGAGAACCAGGCACACTCCCATAAGAATTTCCCTGTAGTAGCGAAGCACGAGTCTTTCAGAATCTCCACAAACCTGTTATAATTACTATAAATACTACCACTATGGGAAAAGGATACATCGGAGAAAGCCGCGGAGAACGCGCAATGAACAAAATCGTAAACTACATCGAACGCCAGGACAGGAAACGTCAAGATGGTGAACCACAAAAGTACGAAGGTAATTCGCTAGTAGACCAATTAAAGGCGGCTTACGGTAAGGACTGGGAACATGAACTGGAAGAGATCCGCCGCGAACATCGCGATCCACAATATAAGGCCGCAAAGGATAAGGTCCGCGCAGAAGCCAAACAGAGATATTGGAACCAACCTCGACGTGAACGCGATGATAGTGGAATTACAGAAGGTACCTACGTGGCTCGAGCCCTCAACGCATGGCGTAAGGACTACAAGTAGATTGTTAATAACTTTGTGAAAAAAGTCTGCTCTAGATTTTTTTATCCCAACAAATTGTATTAAATTTATACTATAATTAAATAAACGGATATGGTACACAGAGAATATAGACTAAAGGTAGTAAAGGATATCGTAATTCACTCAGGTCGTGGGGTAACCCCAGTCTACTACCCGGTCTGTAAAATAGTAACAGTAGACCAGGATACATGGGAAAGGCTGAAAAAGGGAGAGACTATAGAAAGGCCCGCTCATGATGGTTTTATCCGCTACGACAAATGGAACTTCGCCAATGAGGTGGAATGGACCGAGGTTACTGTAAGTCATGGAATTGCTAAACTGGGTTTACGAAATTGTTAATAACTTTTTGAAAAAAGTCTCCCAAAAATTTTCAAATCCCAATTATTTGTATTAAATTTATATAAATTAAAAAAACGGAATATGGTACAAACAACTAAAAACTATCAGGTAGAACTGAAAAACGACCTTCTAATGGTTAAGGATTCAAATGGTCAACTTCTTAAAGCATTCTGCGTACCCGTATGGAACGCTGTTGAAAAGTTCCACGAGATGGTAAAACGCTGTAAGGAATTGGAAACTAAATCTGGTAAGTAATATGAACCCATTCAACCGTTACCCGCAAGGCTATCTGCCTAAGATCCAATACTGGGCCAGTCAATTGGCAGAAGCTGCATATCTTGGAGAAGCCGAAAAGATCCCATACATTAAGATCAAATTGGACTACTTCATGGAACGCCAAATGGAAATCTCAAAAAAGGATATCCCTGGATTTGAAGGAACAAGAGAACAACTAAGTAACTTAACTATATACAAATAACTATGGCAAAAACGGAAACTTTGCAAAATCGCTTAACACAGATCAAGGATGTCAAATATGCTGAAGGCCTATTCGACGCCCACAAAACAGGAACCCCTCTCGACGGACTATTTAGTATCGATGGTGGTGTTCCTAAGGCAACCAACTGGATGGTGGTTGGAGACCCTGGAGTCGGTAAGAGTACAGTTACTCTGGATATCATCGCAAATGCTCAAAAGCATGGCTCTAAGGTACTCTTCATCTCGGCGGAGATGAACCAGGTGGATCTTTACCTATATGTACAACGTTATCCTAAATTTGGTAACCTGGATATCTTCTTTCCACAGGAACTCGCCGACGGAGAAGATCCTCGCCGTGTACTACGAGAAATCCTTGATGAAGGATATGACCTGGTACTGATTGACTCCTTCATTGAATTGCAACAGACAATCCGTGAACACGCACACATGACGAGTAATGGTTCAGAGAAGTGGTTATTGGATCTAATGTATGGCCATAACCTCGGCAATAACAAACCTGGTAAATTTACCTCATTCCTTAATATCCAACAGGTGAACAAAGGTGGTACATTCGTTGGATCCAATAAGTTGAAACATATGACCACTGGTATGATGGAAATCCGATTCGTCGATGAAAGAAGCCAGGATGAAAGGTACGTGGTATTCTCTAAGAACCGCCGAGGTCATGTAGGAAAACAAATGTTCTTTGATCTATCCGCTGCCGGAGATGTTAACTACGATACTGAACGATTTAAGAAATCGGAATCTCTGAAAGAACTGAAGCGTAAGGAGAAGGAATTGGTGAAAGCCCAAGGACTCGAATTTGATAAGTTATTCGGCCTTACTGCCGAGGAACCAGAAACAGAAGCTTAAACCCTAAACAAACGGATATGACAAAAGAATTCACAAGTAGAGACATGCAGCTGATCCGCTCATCAATCCTAACAAGGGTTGACCGCTGCAATGATATGATCAAATTATACAAGGATGATCTAGAGCGAATGGATAGTGGTAAGTATAACTTCTATTTAGAAGAAGGAGAAACCATTGATGAGGTTGCTGATAAACGCCGTGCAGCCACAGTCAACGTGATCGCGATCTATACAGATGAGATTGAGTATCTAAAAGGTATGTTGGAGCGGATCTAGAATTGTTAATAACTTTTTTCACACCAGAGAGAAAAAAGTCTCTAAAATATTTTTTTATCCCAAAAAATTGTTTTATATTTATACTATAATTAAATAAACGGATATGGAAATTACAAAACAATTCATCGAACAAATCTCAACAATGTCAACCGAAGAACTTCGCAAGGTACACTCTGCCATTGTAGGACAAATCAACTACCGCAAATCAATGGATATGCAACGTGCAAAAAGCCAACTTTATGTAGGTGCCAATTGCAAAGTTAACCATCCTAAAGCATACGGTAAGACCTTCATTGTACAGAAGATCAATCCAAAGAATGTTATTTGTACCGAGGCTGGCAAACCAGGATCGAAATGGACAATCACCGCTTCAATGTTGGAGGTAATCGGATAAATACAGTAGGTGAGAAAAACCTCATCCTAGAGAAAAAACTCTTTCAGAAACCGAAACAATAGATTATAATTACAGTATAAAAATAAATCGCAATATGGCATCAATTACAACTCTCTCAACCGAAATGTTTAACCAGGCTAAATCGGAAGCCATCGGTAAGGAACTCATCCGTAAAGAAATCACGCTAAGTGAATTCAACGTGGTTGACAACAACCACATTCAAATCGATGGTATTACTATCGAAGTAACCGATAAGGCATTCGCCAAACTACTTGGCCGCCTTCGTATTCCAAAGGCCTTTGCTAAACGCTTCTCTGAAGGGTTCGGTAATGATGGACTTCGTCAATTGGTAACAATGATGAAAACGGCAAAGTCCACTGCCAATGATCAAACGGTAACCTTATTGGTGGATCCATCCACTCGTAAGATTACTGATATCCTACCTGCAGGGTATGCCTCAATCTCACAAGAAAGTTTCTTCGATTTTGCATCCCGCTATATTGACCAATACAATCTGGGAGTAACCCACGTTGGTTCTTCTGCGTATGGTGGATCTCAAATCAACTGTGTATCGCCAAGCGGTATTCTACGTGTACCTGGTATGGATAAGGAAATCTTCCAAACTGGAGTAACCTTCCGCAATACTCCTACTCGTGGCCTCGAGGTTAGTCCCTATCTGAATCGTCTGATTTGTACCAATGGTATGACATCAACTGCATTCGCAGAGAACTATGGACTACACAGTCTAAATGATAGAAGTATCCATGAGTTCAACGAACATATGATCCAAATGGCATCTACCGGGTTCCAACCAGTTGGCCTCGCTGATAATATCCGCAAAGCCGTTAATACTGATGCCTCCCTGGCCGAAATGCAAAAAGCCGTATCGGCAATCCTTTCTACTGGTGAACAGGTCGACTATGACTATGTCCAAAGGTATATTCCTATCGACCGCGCAATGAAAGCCTATGAAATGGCAGGTGCTGAACCTTCTACCTTTACTCAAATGCAATTGAAAAATGCTAAGAGTGGTATGAGTGTCTGGGATGTCGTAAATGGTATGACCAATTTTGCATCCAATGATACAAGGTATAACCTGGATCCAAGCCGTACAGGGAATCTAATGGTAACCGCTGGTAATATCTTGACCAAAAAGCAATACGATACTGAAGGTCTCCTTAAGGTGGATCCTTTCGCTACTCGCGAACTCCTTACTGCCGCTGAAGCCGCTCGTGTACGCGGAGACCGTTAATATACTAAGTCCTGGTTTTTCCGTTTACCCCAGGCAGGGACCCACAAAGGGTCCCTTTTTTATGCTCTAAAAACCCTTGATAGGAAATCTGCTGTATTGGCGAAGCAAGGGTGCCCTGGTTGGGCCCAAAATACACACATATTTAGGCACATCTAGACACACTCTAGAGCGGCCTCTAGCAGGACTAGGTCTAGAGGGCCCAAAAACACACATATTTTCACACTATTTCTCACTCTAGAGGGCTTCTAGTGGGTAGTGGCGCTAGATTCCGTCTAGATTCACCTCTAGAAGGGTGCTAGAAGGCCCAATTCCACCTAATTAGGGTAATATAGGCGCTACAAGCCACAGAGGGTCTAGCCTCAGCTAACACCACCACCCGGCAGCTTAGCTCAAAAACACCCTAGAGAGCATAATCCCCTTCTACCAGGTCTACAGGCCCTACTAGCCCTAGAGGGTCTACTACCGCTCTAGAGCCCGCTACAGGCCCTAGACTACCTGCTACAGGCTCTAGACATGGATCCACCTGTATATAGTAATCCCGGCTATAGTGGACCTGATCATAGAGGGTTAACCCTATTATAGCTAGAGTGTGGACCAGTCCCTAGGGACCGGTTACGGCCGGTGCAGAGGGCTGACTAGTGGATCTGTGAGATTTCTCTCGAGGGTCCCAAAGAGAACTGTTCTCTTGAAGTGTATAAAATGCTTGCTGGCCAGATGTGGGTCCAGGCCCATGGGCAGGTCTAGTTTAGAAAAATTTCCGGCCGGAATTCAGGACCCGGTCAGGAACCTCTTAGTACCAGCTATGTCTATTCCGGACACTTTTAGTCCAGAAAAATTTCGGGTCCAGTAAAACCGGGCTACCGGAAACCGTGAAACCTTTTTCCATCTGAGCATATAATTACTATAAATTCGTTAACAACAAAAACCATAACAAATGGCAAACAATCAAAACAGACCAAGTGTCTACCAGAAGTTAAGCTACATGCAAAAGTTGGCTAACTACAATCAACGTAAACGCGTAGGTGATGTGACTACCCTCGCAGACAGAACCGGTTACAGTACTACTCATGTAAGTGATGTACTCAACGGTAAGTATTCAAACGAACGTATCATGAACGCGGCATATGACCGTGGTCGTGGTCGCCAGATTAATGTTACACTGGTTGGCTAATCCCTACCAGCGGAGGCAGTGTGCCGGGTTACCAGGCGGTTTTACCCTGGTACATTGTTTCCTTTTATAACTCTAATGACATGAGTAACGATTGGCAAGGAAGAAGCCCCGAGAGGGTACGGAGAAATAAACTGGTTGCCTACTGGTCCGTATGGGGTCTGGTGGTAACTGCTTGTTTGGTATTAATTAGTAAATGTGGATCATGAGTAAAAATAAGTGGATAAGTGGAGCTGTTAGTGGACTGAGTGGATTACTAGCAGTATCGTATGGCGGGATGGCCTTGGTTGACGCACAATGTGGCGTTACCGGTCTAACGTTTTGGTTACACCTAGTCTGTTCTCTTGGATGGACTGCAAACAGTATTTTATGGATGGGAATCTGGAAAAGAGAAAGTTAAGTTGGGGCGAATGGGCTATTACACTGGTTATGTGGGGATGGCTGGGGGCTATCAGTCTTTCACTACTTGGTGGAGTGGTCCTAATGGTAACAAACCTTCTAGGAATTAATCTAGGACTACCGTGGCTTGGGTAGACTTGCTCTGGATTACTTTGCTTCTACTGGTTTGGGGAGCTGCGCAGGGAACCTTGATGGTTTCCCTGTGGAGATTGTGGAGGGATAGTGGGAAACCACCTACCGGGGATTCCCAACAGTCTTGGGGTGATGGATATGATAACTGGTACCCGGACTATCCCTTTAATGACTCTAAGGTTAAGAGGGAGAAGGGGATTACTGGAGAACTTAAACCAGACAAGCATGAGGAAGAGGAGTAGAGGATCTATGTGCTGCAGATGTGCGACCGCCATGGGAAGCGCGAAAAATGTGCTGCAGACTGGGAAGACCACTAACGGACTAATCAAAAACTATCAAGTACAAATTTTATTGAGTAATTTTTCTTTGTTTAATTTTAACTAAATGTAATGATGGAAACCAATCCTTACTTTGTAAGTTCGCCAGTAGCTGGTAAAACTTACAAGCTTTGGAGCCTTCCTAATGGAAGTTCTGTTATTCGCCAAGGACTCTCAATTGAAAGCCGTGAATGCGGTCCATTTCAGATTGAGAAGCAACACGGTACCTATACTGTTTGCAAAACTTCTTGGGGATACCACTTTCACTTGGATGCATCGCTTGATGTAGTGGCAGCCTAAGAGGACCACTCCTATAGCTCAATGGTTAGAGCAGGATCCTTATACGATCAAGGTTATGGGTTCGAGTCCCGTTAGGAGTACCTAATAAAAATAATAAAAGTATGAATGTTTTTAATCACCCAAAACTCAGAAGAGATCATATAGGCTATTTTGTTGATAATACAAGAATAGACGGATTAATACCTGAAGCAATTAGTGTCGGTGAAAATTTTATATCTGCGCCAGGTTCATGGATTCTGTCGCATGACTCTTCTCTAATCAACCATATAGATAAGGTGGGTGTTAAGAAAACAGTTATAGGTAATAATGTATTCATTGGGTTAAATGCAATCATTATGCCAGGTGTTACTATTGGTGATGGTGCTGTCATTGGAGCGGGCGCAGTTGTAACTAAGAATGTTGAACATAATACGGTAGTAGGTGGAAATCCTGCAAAAGTAATATGTACAATTGATCAGTACATCGAAAGAGTAAAAAAGACAAGTGTTTTGGTTGATCCTCTTAGGAATATGGATGAAAGCGAATTTAACAGATTTAGAAATGAGTGGGAAGAGGCATCAGCCAATAAAGACGCCAGTGATATATAAATTATATGTTAGAACAATACAAAGATATCGTCACAAAAGAAGCAGCCGCGATTTCTAACATTCCAATTACCGATAACTATAGTCGTGCAATTGATCTTATCTTAAAGAGAGTGCACGATGCTGGTGGAAAACTTGTCTGTAGTGGAATGGGAAAGGCCGGTCAAATTGCATTAAACATTGCAACTACCTTTAGTTCAACCGGAACTCCTTCTGTTTATCTTCATCCAAGCGAAGCACAGCATGGTGATCTAGGTATCCTACAAAAGAATGATGTAATGTTACTCATTTCAAATAGCGGTAAGACTCGTGAGATTGTTGAACTGCTTAGTCTTTCAAAAAATCTCTACCAGGACATTCCTATTATTGCTATAACAAGGAATGGACATTCTCAATTAGGTAAAGATGCAGATGTAACTCTACTTACTGGAGAAACAGAAGAAGTATGTCCTTTGGGTTTAACTCCTACTGTATCTACAACCGTTATGTCTGTCATTGGAGACTGTCTCGTTTATGGCACAATGACAAAGATAGGTTTTACTAGTGAAGAGTATGCAAAGAGACATCATAGTGGATACTTAGGATATAAAAGTAGAAGAGATAGCCGACTTGATAGCCATCTATGGGAATAAACTAAATGTTACT